AACATGTACTTTCCTCGTAGCCGAGGAATGCGTCGATGGTCATCACCACAGAGCCAAGGAGCGATAACCACATCACCACTACTAAACCAATCATTACAAATTTGTACGTTTGAGAGATGCTTTGCCCATTCGACACTCTGCACATCACGCTTATCCCTATAATAGAGATCATGGTTGCCAGGAATAAAATAAACACGAGAAAAATTAGCATTCAAATGCTCCAGTGCTTGTAGGCTATAGCCCAAAGTAAGTATATTGATACTGGCCCTATTATTGTGCCAATCTCCGAGAAATAGTGCAGTCTCGCACCCCTCTTCTCGTGCTTTGGTAGTTGCCCATTTCACAAAGTTCAAACAGTCCTCGTTGTGTTGAGTGCTGTTTGACTTTAGGCCAAAATGTATATCGGTGAATAGTGCGGCTTTTTTAAATAGATTCGTCATTAAATAATAATTTTTTTAAGTCCAATGTATTTTTGGGAAATACATTAAGATTATAACACTTTAAGTCTAGTTTATGCAAGTCTCTAAGTTTCATCTGGATAATTGCTTCATCAACTATTGTCAATTGACCCCACTCATAATCTTCTTCATCCAATACACTGTTGACAATTTTTGTTATTAGTGCATCTTTATCTTTGTGTTTTTGCAAGATAACCCATTTTTCATACACTTCATTAAAATCGAACTGTTTGATTGGCAAACTTGCAAACTTTAATATAGATTTTATTGTGTTTTCAAAATCTGAGAATAACATTTCGATATTGAACTTATAAAGATTTGGATGTGTAAAATTCATAATTGAATCTAATTCAATCTCAGATAGGTGTTGTGGATATATGTACAATGATAAAAACTCCCTAACCTCCCAGATGGACATTTCCGAAATTTTTTCTTTGCCCCAATATAACAAATTTTTTGCTAACATGGATTCGTTATGACTTAACCATCCATCGGCAAACACTTTTTCAAATTTATTATTGATATTTAATGCAAACGAATCTTGGTCGAAGTATGGCATTATTACACGATTGCCATTGGACAGAAGTTCTGTTAAATTTTTTGATACTGATTCAATTTCTAAAATTTTCGGATGCAATCTTACAATATCATAAACATCTTGCGAATTTAAGTAGTCCCTCCATCCTTGAATGCCGTTCAAAACCTTGCCGTCAAAGTTGTGGGAGTTTCCTGATGCAGTAAATGGCAGTTTGATTTTGATTTCGCTAGAAAAATACCTCATGCACCATTCAATGAAACTGCCGTAACTCCCGCTATTATAACAAATTACAATAGTATTACTCTTCATACCCAGCATCGCCTGAGTAACCACCGCTCATGCCCTGACGAGTATAACTCGGGTTCAGTCCATTCATTTCCAGTATGTCATCGCGTATATTTTGATTGCGTTTTTCTACATTTAGGATTCGAGTAAAACTATTGGTGACTGCAGCAGTATAGTAAGCAAACGGATTGCTGGACTTGGATTCGTCAAACTTCAAGCCAATATAGCTTAATTGTAACAGTGCTTGACTACGCATTTCGTCATTGTAAGTATAGCCACGCCAGTTGCTGCGAGTGGCGTATCGTTCGCACAATTTCATGAACATATGAGCCAATTTGTTAGTCATTCTACCGTGTGTGGGCGAATACTCGCCGGGATTCAATCCGCCTTTCCAATGACTCTTGCCAACCAGTATGGGATTGCCTTCGGCATCTACTTTATAGTGCACAAAGGGCGGGAAGTTTACCTTGACGTATTTGGTGTGTGTCAAATCATCTTCGTCGTATTCGGTCAGCAACGGGTCTTCGTCGTCGTCAATTTCCAGTGCTGCCATGCGAGCTTTTTTGGTTTTGGCCCCGTCGACCGGAATATGATCCCAGGTCATGACTCGGAATACCACATCGGTGTCGGGAATGTCTTTGAGTTTGATTTCAAATTCGTCCAATTTACGCTTGGTTCCGTCGGCAGTGGCTGCTTCGTGTGCCAATTTGGCTAGTCGTTCGGCACGATTTTGCCGTGCTTCCTTGATTTTCTTTTTGTTTATTTTTGTAACGCTTTCTAGGATCATGTCATAATCGGCGTCGGCAGGATTGTCAAAATAGCAATAGCTTGTTTTGCTTTTGTGAATCTCTTTGAGTATGTCTTTGTTGTTTAAGTAGTTGTGTCGCACCCTCTATTCCTTTAAAGTTAGCGTATACTAACATATTTATCAAGACCCTGTCAACCTTTTAAAACATAGCATATTATGGAGTTGGTAAATAACATATAAAGTGGAATATCTATGCCAGTATTATCAAATTCAGTTTTGCCCGGAGCAACCGGTTCGGGCTCGGTACTAAGCCAAATTGGCACGGCCGTGGGGTCAAGCCTCTTGGGCGGAGTTGGATTAAATCTAGCCAGTACTCGAAAAAACGTTGCCGACATGTTCAGCTACAGTCAAAACACCACTGGACCGGCACCGATTTATTTTTACCCCCAAGCAGCCAGTGATTGGCGAGTGCGATTGAGTCTGGCCCCAAATTCCAGTTATTTTTACAACGATCCCAACAACAGTTTGTTGAGTCCGTTGCGTACCGAATCAGGATCGGGAGTGAACGGTGTTGCATCGGCAATTAACAACATCGTCAACGGCAGTTCGGGGCAGACTGGTGCAACTAGAATTGGTGTGGTATTTCCCTATACCCCGCAAATTCAAGTGCAACACACCGCCACGTACCAGCCACAAAAGCTAACACACAACAACTATACCTCGTACTTTTACGAAAACAGCAGTGTTGAACCCATCAGTATATCCGGTGAGTTTACAGTACAAAACATAAACGAAGGACAGTATCTATTGGCAGCCATTTACTTTTTTAGAAGTTGTACCAAGATGTTTGCTGGACTTGATCCCGAGGCCGGCAATCCGCCCCCGTTGTTGTACTTGAACGGATACGGGCAATACTATTTGCCCAACGTGCCCTGTGTGCTTACCAGCTTTAGTCATACCATGCCGTCCGATGTTGATTACATGGACATACCTGAACCAGCAGCAACCAATTATGGTAACAGCTATAACCCGCAATTTACTGCCTATAGAAACAACAGTACACGTTTGCCCACCAGTAGCACAATCAGTCTAACCGTACAACCAGTTTACAGTAGACTGGCACAGAGTCAAGGATTCAGTTTGGAAGATTTTGCTCGTGGTGCATTGATTAATCCGGTAGGAGCCGGCTTGCCAGCCACTGCTATGGGTGCAAGTCAAAATGCCAGTTATGCCAGTAACTTCAAGAATGGTGGATTCCTATAATGGCTACGGCAAACTATTCAACTACTAGTCCGTACTACAACACTCAGTATTGGGGTCAGTTCTTAGATGTTTGGCGAGGAAAAACCATAGCCGCAGCAGCAACAGATGCTATATATCAAATAGATGCACCCTACAATCAACGGCCCGATATACTGGCATACGACATGTACAAAGACAGCAATCTATGGTGGGTATTTGCAGTACGCAATCCCGATATTCTACTAGATCCCTTGATGGATTTTAGAACCGGGGTGATTATTTTTGTTCCCACATTGACCACAGTTAAATCTTCTTTGAATCTATAAAATATGGCTACCCCAACATTACCTGAAGTGGTCGTTACCGGAGTCAAAATACCAGTAACATCCGAAGTAGTTCCCAATCCCATGCATCAATATGCCTCGTGGAGCTACACATGGACTCTTTGGTGGCTGGACCTTAACGATTACAATCAGCTCATGACTGCCGGCACAGTGGAAAGTGCCAACAGTTGGAATCCCACAGTGGGACTTAGTTATGTAATCGCTGAAGATGCCAGTCTCTATCCCGACCGTAGATTGCCCGGAGTGCCCTATGACTATATCATTGACAGTGTGGAATTTGAAACACTAGTCACTCCCAATACTCGTACCAAGAGTTCAAATCTAATAGAGGGAACGATGGTTATTCAAGAACCATACGGAATTAGTTTTGTTGATGTTTTGGTCAAAGCCGGCTATAGTCTCAATCCAGGGCAACAACAAAATTATCTACTACGTCCCTACATGTTAGAGTGCAATTTTGTCGGCTACGACGACAATGGCAATGCCGTTCCGCAAACCGAAACTGCTGTATATAGAAAACGTTTTCCTATTAGGATATTAGGCATAGATATTGAAGCCGGAACAAAAGGTACCGAATACAAAGTGAGCTATTGTGCTGCCGGGCATATAGCACATTTTGACGAGTTGGGTAAAATGCCCATAGATATCAGTGTCACTGCCGGCACTGTCAATGAATTTTTTACACAATTCGCAAAAAAATTAAACAATTATTGGCAAACATTGGCCATATATGGCGGAACCGGAAGCAACGGATTTCGAGTACAATATCCCGATTCATATGAATTTGTACTCGATCCCAGCATTGGTTCAGGCAATATAGTGGATCAAACTCAATTGAGTCTGCAAGATGCAAACACTGCCGGTATTGACATGGACTTTACCAAGCAAACATTTAAAATTAGTCGAGGCACTCCCATTATCAATGTCATTGAAGGCATAATGGCACACAGTGATTATTTTATTAATTTACAAGGAGTAGGGTCTACCAGTACCGGATCGGGCAGCACACAAAATCAAACCACAATCTTTAATATTTTCAAAACTCAAGTAAAAACTCAATACAAGGCTCCGGTGGGCAGTGGATCAACTTCGTCGGGAAGTGAAGCTGCATTTGACACCTACAGAAATTGTTACCCGCAGGCTGTAACTTATTATATTCATCAATACCCCACCTGGGACGGCAAAGATCCCAACATGCCGTTGTTTGCCGACAGTGCCGACTACACGTTAAAAAGATATAATTATCTTTACACCGGACACAATGTTGATGTTATTGATTTTAAATTGAATTTTAACACAACGTTTTATACTCAAGTCATGGCCTACACTGATTTGGTGGCTGGTGTAACTCCGTCAAAAAGCACACTGAACAACTCGTTGCAACAGTCAATCAATATTCCGTTATTGGGATTGGGCACCATTGGCGGCTTGATCCCGGCAGTGGCGGCGGCTCAAGAAAATAACCCAACGCCGTTGCGATATAGAATCATAAACAACAATCCCAATTGGAGTACTGGTTACAATCGCGAAACACGTCCAGCAGCAGTGGCCGCTGCACAAGTGATCAATTCAACTTACACCGATTCTCAAGGCGACATGGTCAGTTTAGAGATGCGTATTGTGGGCGATCCTACTCTGATAAAACAAGACGACTGGTATTACGGTCCCGATCCCACAGCCGAAGGCGACTACAACAAGTGGAACTCGATGAGCCAGAGCGATTTTATTGCAACCTACGGACATGCTAGAACCGACACCGGCGAAGTCGTGGTGCGGGTCAATGTCAATACTGTATACGATCTTGACGCTGATGTACCTGGATTGAATCAAGGACTGATGTTTCCCGATCCCAGCCTGGGCACTGCATCACTGTTTAGTGGCCAATACAAAATCAGCACAGTAAAAAGCGAGTTTAAAAACGGAGTATTTGAACAAACTTTAAATTTATATCGTTATGTCAACGACAGTATAAATGCAGCATTCAGACAGTCGCAAAATAATCAACGCGAAATTACGCCTACCACACCTTCTGCTATCACTCCCAGCACCGGCGGAACAGTGGGACAGGTGCAATCAAATCAAACCAGTGTCAACGGTACTACAGCAAGACAATAGGAAATAATCAATTATGGCAACAAGCGATTCTCAAAAAACTGGTACTGATGTTACAGCACAAGCCACCAGCAAAGGTGGCGGACAAACTATCGATCCCGGTCCCTATATCGGAATAGTTCGTGGCTATGTTGAAGGTACTAGAATGGGACAACTCAAAGTAGAAATTCCTGAGTTACAAGGAAAATTCAATCCCGGCGATCAAGGACTCGACACCGACGATTTCCCCACAGTAACCTACGCCAGTCCGTTTTTTGGACAAACATACGGCACCGATACCGGGGCAGCACCCAATTCGCCGGCCACAGCCGGACAAAGTTACGGCATGTGGTTTGTTCCACCTGACATAGGCACACAAGTGCTAGTTACGTTTGTTGGCGGCCAAAAAAATCGCGGCTATTGGTTTGGATGTGTTGTGAATACTCCCAGTCATCACATGGTGCCGGCCATTGGACGACACATTGGTGGAGCTGCAAATACTCTTAATCCTGCAGACTCGTTGAATCCCTATATCAACAGCTCGAGCGTGTTGCCAGTAGTCGAAGCCGATAGCTCAGACCCCACACTGTGGTCGTCGACCGGCATTGCCGGTGCCGGCAGATATCCACACGAATATCAAACCATGATCTTGGCTAGTCAGGGTCTGGACCAAGATCCCATCCGCGGTGCAATCAGTTCCAGTAGCAGCAGAGAAGTTCCCAGCAATGTGTACGGAATCAGCACCCCGGGCAGAAAAGCCACAAAAACAGATCAAGTGCCAATTGATCCACAGGCGGTGTTATATCGCAAGGGCGGACATACATTTGTCATGGATGATGGTGCAGCCGGAGACGATGTAAACCCGGCTGGCACAGATCAGCTGATACGATTACGCACCAGCGGCGGGCATCAAATTCTCATGAACGACACTGAAAATATTTTGTATATTGCCAGTGCCAGCGGAGAACACTGGATCGAATTAAGTGCCAACGGATCATTGAATATCTACGCAGCAGCCGGATTCAATGTGCGATCCGAGGGAGTAATGAATTTGTGCAGCGACAGTGCAATTATTATGGATGCTCCGCAAATTGTAATGAATGCAGCAAAGGCAATTGCTTTGACTACTCAAGGTACGTTTTCGACCAGTGCTGCTACTGCTGCATCAATAACTGCCGGCGGGTCTGCGAGCCTAAGCGGTGCAACTGCATCGGTCAAAGGCACGGCATTGGCCAGTCTGAGCGGCGGATTTACCAATATCAGCGGGGGACTAATCAATATCAGCGGGGGACTGGGAGCAGCTGCACTGGGAGCAGCAACCAGTTTGCTTGGAAAAGGTCCCGGCTATGCCAAAACACAATCTACATTGGTACCGTCCTACAACGGAACCAATTGGGTGGCCAATAACAAAGCACTACAGACAATTTGCACTGTGACCCCGGGGCACGAACCCTGGGACCGCAATCAAACTCCGGGATCGGCTCCCAGTACCGCAGCGGCTTCTGTAGTAGCAGCCGGAATCAATACCACAGTGGCTGCAGGTACTGCATCGTCAACTGGTACTACAACTACACCTACAACTACACCGGCTGATGTGGCTCCAGGAGGATCACCTTAATCATGAGTACCTCGTTTGGAATATTATCGGCCCAAGGACAAGCAATTGAAAATCAATTACCCATACTATGGCTCAGCAAGCCGGGCATACCGGCAACTCCGCCAAGCTGGGCTAATATTGCAATACTGACCTCGACTCAAGTGCAAAATCTACAAGCCGAAATCAGTTACGATCAAAGCGGATGGAATTACAACAAAATTGGAGCCAATAATCAATTGGGGGCATATCAGATCAGCACACAAAATCTAGAAACCTATGGTTTATTGGCCGCTGGCAGTAATGCTGTTTACGGCAACGATTGCGTCAATTATCGCAACTGTTGGCAACAGGTTGTGGTACGTAACAACACAAATTCGTATGCAAACTATCTGTATAACATACAAAGTTTGTCGGGATTTTTAACCAATACTGTGGCACAAGATCATTTGGCTTTTCAAATCATATACGATTTGTATAACAATCTAGTGCAGGCCGGGGCCATAGTCGGTACAGATTCTGCAGAAACTGCAGCCGGCATGATCTACGTAGGGTGGAATTTGGGCATCAGCGGTGCATTTGATTGGCGATACTCCAATATCGGCAACGGGGCAAACTATTACAACAGTGGTAGATATGCCATCGCGGTTTTAAGCCAATAAATACTGTATGGCCACATACAAAGGATTCAGCACACTAAACAGTCCCAAGAAGTTTACCTTGACTGATTTTCAACTTGCCAAACAAGATTTGATCAATTATTTCAGTATTCGTAAAGGACAAAAACTAATGCAACCAAATTTTGGAACCATAATTTGGGATATGTTGTTTGAACCCTTGGACGATACTACCAGACAACTTATTCAGCAGGATATAACACGAATAGTGGGATACGATCCGAGACTGAAAGTGGGTCAAGTGGCAATTACTCAACAAGATACGGGATTTCTAATTCAATTGACCTTGAGTTATGTGAATACCAATCAAGTCAGCACTCTCGAACTCAACTTCAACCAAAACAGTCAAACTTTGACAACCAATTAACTACCCATATTATTATTGCAATAAATACTAGATATAGGTAAGAAATATGGCTCAAACAACACGTCAAACCAGTCTGCTTGTTCAGCAAGATTGGACTAAAATTTATCAAACGTTTACCAACGCGGACTTTACCAGTTACGATTTTGAAACAATTCGTAACACCATGATAAATTATATCAAGACTTATTATCCCGAAACATTCAATGACTTTATTGAAAGCAGTGAATTTATTGCTATCATTGACATGATCAGCTTCTTGGGACAGAGTCTTGCATTTAGAACCGACTTAAATGCACGTGAAAATTTCATTGATACTGCACAACGCCGTGACAGCATATTGAAATTGGCACGTATGTTGAGCTACAATCCCAATAGAAACAATTCGGCCAGTGGCCTGTTGAAATTTGACAGTATTAGAACCACTCAAGCCATAGTCGACAGTAACGGTGTCAACTTGTCAAATGCCACAATCAATTGGAACGATTTGACCAATGACAATTGGCTAGAACAATTTACCACCATATTGAATGCAGCATTGGTTTCTAGCGAAAGTGTAGGCAAGCCAGGAAACAGTCAAGAAATAAACGGCATACAAACCAGCGAATACACAGTAAACTTGGCAACAAACGTGTTGCCAATAGCCAAGTTCACATCCACAGTCAATGGCGTATCAACTCCGTTTGAAGCAGTCAGTGCCACCAGCGTGGGACAAAATTATATCTACGAAGACGACCCAACAAAAATTGGTGAGTTCAATATTCTTTATCGCAACGACAACAACGGCAATGGCAGCAACGACACCGGATTTTTTATCTATTTCAAACAAGGTGCACTGAATGCCACATCGTTTACGATTCAAAATGCAGTGCCAAACAATTATGTTCCGGTGGCAACAAACAATATCACAACCGGCGATCAGTGGTTGTATGCCACCAACGTCAACGGGGGACCAACAACCAAGTGGACTCAAGTGCCAGCACTGCCCGGAATCAATGTTATCTACAATAACGAAACAGATAAAAATTTATATCAAATCAATACCCTTACCAACGATCAAATCAATTTGGTGTTTGGAGATGGCAGTTTTAGTAATATTCCGCAAGGATCGTTTGTGTTTTACTATCGCACTGCCAACGGATTGACCTACAATATAAGCCCCAACGACCTGGCATCAGTTTCAATACCGTTGGTGTATGTGAGTGCAAATAACACTCTAGAAACTTTGACCATAACCGCCAGTTTAAAATACACAGTGACCAATGCCAATGCTGCTCCCAGCTTGAGCAGTATCAAGAGCAGTGCTCCGCAACAGTACTACACACAAAATCGCATGATCACTGGCGAAGATTACAATATCTTTCCGCAAACTACATTTTCTAGCATACAAAAAATCAAGGCAGTCAATCGCTCGAGTAGCGGTGTAAGTTTATATCTAGATGCGTTGGATCCTACTGGCAGCTACAGTACAACCAATATATTTGCCGACGACGGAGTACTAACTGCAAATAATACAACAAGTTCTACATCGTTTAGTTTTTTAACCACTAACGATATCTACAATGCCATTTACAATCAAATCATCCCGATAATTAGTTCTACAGAAATGCAGAATTATTACTATGCAACATATCCTAGATATTTGGCCCCAAATGCAAACATACAAGTTAGTCAGTATTCGGTGTCAACGTCAAGCAGCACCGGCTATTTGCAAATATTGGGCAACACACAACAAGTGGGAGCAGGAGTAAGCGGCAATTTGCAATATGTAACAACTGGTGCAAGTTTGCAGTTTACTGCCAACGGAGTAACCAGTTACGCCAGCGTTTCTAACGTAGTTGCAAACAACGATATCAACACTCCCAGTCTGGTGTCGTTTGGCACAGTGGTTCCCAGTGGATCCTTACTAGATACTATTATACCAAGTTATAAAACCACGCTGACCACATCAGTTATCAATCAAATCATCACGTATATACAAACCAAAGTCAATTTTGGATTGTACTACGATCAAGTCAATCAAATTTGGGCAGTTATTTCGCCCTCGGCCATTGGTACCAGTACCAATTGGTTGATACTGTTTACTTACAATCAAGGACTCTACACAGTAACCTACAAAGAGATGAAATACACTTTTGGCAGTGCTGGTGGAACTAACTTTTATTTCGATCCTGCAGTACGAGTCTACAACAGTACCACAGGAACCACAATCACCGATTCGATAAAGGTATTGAGCATCAATACACAACCCAATGCAAATGTGTCCCTGGGGCAAGATGTAACATATCAAATATACAATACAATTACTGCCAGTGATGGCTACGTGGATGACACACAGGTTGCTGTCACCTTCCCCGATACTCAAGTACAAGGCATCCCCGACAATCCCGACTTGTTTTTTACAGTAAACGGCAACGTGCCAGCAACCGGCAATTCTACTGTGAGAAGCAACTTGTATTTTCAATACAAACACAATACTCCGGCACGTAATCGAATTGATCCTACTCCGGTGAACATAATTGATTTATATATTCTAACATCTTCGTATTCGACTGCGTACATCAATTGGTTGCAAGATACCACTGGCAAAGTTGTTGAACCTGATTTACCTACTGCCAGCAGTTTAGAAATAGAATACAACGGGTTAGACAATTACAAAGCTATCAGCGACAGCATTGTGTATAACCCAGCACAATTCAAACCATTGTTTGGTTCCAAAGCGGATCCGACCCTGCAAGCCAATTTCCAAGTGGTAAAAAATCCTGCGGTGTCGATTACCGACAACGAAATAAAAACACAAGTAATTGCAACAATTAACAACTACTTTGATGTTAACAATTGGAACTTTGGCGATACTTTTTACTTTAGTGAACTAGCAGCCTACTTGCACACCACTCTAGCTCCAAATATTTCCAGTATTGTTATTGTTCCGGCAAGTACAAATCTAGTGTTTGGAAATTATTTTCAAATTAACAGCGAACCTTGGGAAATAATAACATCGGCAGCAACAGTGAATAATATACAAATTGTAAGTGCTGTAACAGCAGCACATTTAAATCTTGGTAATAACCTAGTAGGAACATATTAATGAGCACCAATCCTAGCACTAATTTTTTACCATCAGTATTTCAGAGTCCAACAAATCGCAAATTCTTTGGTGCAACGCTTGATCAATTGATCGAGGACGCACAAAACATACCGTTGTTTGGTTATATTGGTCGAACTTTTAGTCCTACATATAAACAAACAGATAACTATGTGCCCGAGTATACTACACAACGACAACACTATCAACTGGAGCCCAGTGTAATAGTTCGAGACGCCGACGGAAATATACAATTAACCAGCGGATACATTGATTTATTAAACAGTATTGCCAACAACAACGGATACGCAAACAATCATCAAAGATTGTTTAGCTCACAGGCATACAGTTATGACGGACATTTTGATTACGATAAGTTTGTAAACTATTACAATTATTACTGGTTACCTGAAGGACCATTAGACAACAACGGAAATCCCACGTCAGTGCCGGTATATGCCAATCAAACTTCGTATCAGGCCAACTATACTGTTACAAGAAACACCAACGTCAATGGATATGAATTTAGCGGAGTAGGAAATCATCCCAACTTGCAATTGACATTGGCACGTGGAGGAACTTACACGTTCCAAGTCAATCAAGGTACCAATAACTTTTGGATACAAACTGAACCTGGAGTATCGGGAGTAAACCCCAATATAGCCACAGTATCTACTAGACAAGTATTTGGAGTAAAGAACAATGGCACCAGTTCGGGCACAGTTACTTTTCAAGTACCATTGGCAACCGCACAAAACTTTTATGCCGAGATGCCAATTCCGGCCGGGGCACAAGTTGATGCAGCAATTGGATTTCATTATACCGATATTCAAAACCAGTTACTGAGCGTGTTCTTGGCAAACTTCCCCACTGGACTGGACGGAATCACAAGCCAATTAAACGGAAAAACATTTGTTTTTATCAATAACGATTCAGATGCAAGTTATTGGACAACACCGTCACTGCCGGCAGCAATCACCAGCACAATTACTACTGCTCCGGGCAGTGTGATTCCGGCCGCGACAAGAACCAACGTGTGGAAAATAGCCTTGGTTCCGACCGGAACTGGAGATTCGGTAATACAAATATCACCAACGGTAGCAGTAGCACCACTCAACAAGGTGTTTGTGCAATCGGGGATTACCTATGCCAGCAACGAGTTTTGGTTGAACAACAACTATCTATATTCCTTGGTGCCGGCTATTACTGCCAATTTGGACACATTGTACTACCAAGACGGAAGCAATCCTGATTTTTATGGTGTTATTAAATTAGTAAACAACAACAATAGCACCATTGATGTGGACAAGGATATATTGGGGTCAATTGGATATACCAGTCCCAACGGAGTAATTTTTACCAACGGACTTAAAATTACATTTGATTCCTTGGTCACTCCCAGTACCTATGCCAACAATACCTATTATGTTGAAGGAGTTGGAACTTCAATTGCACTAGTAGAAGCAAATAGTTTAACTGTGCCCGAAGCTTATAGCGTAGACATTGCTACCAGTCCCGACTATATAACAATAAATCGTGCAAGCCAAGATCTAAATCCCTGGAGTAGATACAATCGTTGGTTCCACAAAGATGTTATCACTGCCACTGCCAATTACCTTGGTATAACGGCCAATTACGGCCCGTCAATTGTGGGACGCCGCCCCATTATTGAATTTGAACCCAACTTGCAATTGTTCAATTTTGGTAATCAAATTCTTTCGGGAATTGACATAGTGAGCTTTGACAGTACCGATGCTTTTGTCACCATTGAAGGGCAAACTACTGCAACTGTAGATGGACAAGTACTGACCCATGGACAAACAATTATATTCACAAATGATTACGACACAAATGTAACCAATCAAGTTTATCAAGTACAAATAGAAAATATTCTAAGTAGAAATTATATCACCCTTGTCAACACCGGGGTCACTGTTGTTGAAGGCATGGTGGTTACTCCAACAGCCGGTGCCCATCGCGGTATAACCTATCACTATACCGGCACTGCCTGGACCACAAGTCAAAACAAAACCGAAGTAATTCAACCGCCACGATTCGACATTGTTGACACCAATGGTTACAGTTTTAGCGATGCCACAGTATATCCAGGCACAACATTTGCAGGAACATATTTCTTTGGTTATTCGGGCTACGGAACCAGCAGCAGTACCAATGACAACATTTTGGGATTTCCGTTAGCTTATCAAAATTTCAACAACATTGGCGACATAGTTTTTTCCAATTATTACGATACCGACACTTTCACCGATGCGTCGGGAACTGTGTTGATCAACACCGGCTACTTGGCCAAAAACTACAACGGCTCGGTAACAAAGTTAAACAATTGGACAAAGAATATAGATCCAACCGAACAATATCAATTGTTCACAAAATTCTATGACGGTCATGTAATAACCGTAAACGGAGCACAAAAAGCATTTGTGCAACTTGATGTTTTGCCAGCTGCACAAAAGACCGTTCCCTATTTAAAAGTATACCTAAATAATGCCATACTGACTCCTACTGTAGATTATCAACAGACAAAAGTTGGTATCTACAACGTGGTTGTGCTAACAACATTACCAAATATCAATGACAAAATTGATGTATTGGTGTTTAACCAACGGTCAGTCAGCCGCACTGGATTTTATCAAGTGCCTGACAATTTGAATCTAAATCCACTTAATCAAAATTTCAATTCGATCACACTGGGACAACTGCGTACACACTACAACAAGTTAATAGAAAATACCAGCACAAATTCAATTCCGGTACAGGATAATTATCTAAAACAACAAGGTGGTGTCATAGTACAACACCAAGCTCCGGCGATATATGCAATGACATTTTTAAATGATCCCGTTGCAAATTTTGTTGATGGTATTACACTGGCCAAAAAAGAATACGCAAAATTTAAGAATAAATTTTTATCGCTTTGCAATTCATTAACAACACTGGACTATAACGATCCAATCACTGGAGTTGATACAATATTGCAGAGCATTAATGCTATCAAGAACAGCACGTTTCCTTGGTACTACAGTGACATGGTGCCACAGGGCAGTGTTTATACCGCAATAGATTATACTGTAGTTAACGCAAGACAAACCAACTACGAGATAAATTCCATATTCAACAATGCAGAACTAAGCAATCGAGCAGTGTTGGTTTGGGTAAATGGTGTACAACGCACTGTTGGGGTCGATTATACTTTTAGTCAAACTGTTCCAGCAATAGTATTTTCTCTTTCGTTAAATGTTGGTGACACCATTCTAATTAGAGATTATGCAAATACCGATGGAAACTATATTCCTGAAACTCCAACCAAGTTGGGACTGTATCCTAAATTTACTCCCAGCATTTATCTAGACACAACTTATCAAACTCCGATCAACGTGATACAAGGTCACGATGGAAGTATTACACCGGCATTTGGAGATTTTCGAGATCAATACATACTAGAACTAGAGCTTAGAATATACAACAATATCAAGGCCGATTACAGTAAAAATCAAATTGATTTGGCTACAGTATTTCCCGGACGTTTTAGACAAACCGACTATTCATTGACAGAATTCGATAAAATTCTTGGACAAAGTTTTTTAAGTTGGGCCGGAGCCAACAAACTGGATTATACATCAAACAGTTATTTTAACTCCAACAATCCCTGGACCTGGAACTACAGCAAGTTTCCCGATGTTGTAACTGGTGCATTTTTACAAGGCAGTTGGCGGGCCATTTACAATTACTGGTTCGACACCGATACTCCCAACTTGACTCCTTGGAGAATGTTGGGCTTCGGCAGCATGCCCAGCTGGTGGACCACACGATATGGTGCAGCTCCCTACACTGGTGGAAACACACTGTTGTGGTCGGATCTATCTCAAGGCTATATTTGGAACGATGGCAACCCCTATATTGACAGTGGGTTTGCTAGACCAGGACTGTTGAATTTTATTCCAGTCGACAATTCGGGCAACTTATTGTCGCCAGCCGACATTCCGTTGTTTAGAAATACCAACTCTAGCAATGCATCTGACGCATTTATCTTGGGGCAACAAGGTCCAGTCGAAACTGCTTGGAGACGCAGCAGCGATTATCCATACGGAGTACAATTGGCATTGGCAGTTGCTAAGCCTGCGTTGTATTTTAGCACACAATTAGATACTAGTACTTTTTATACCAATCCCGTGACCGGGCAATTTAGCGATAGCAGTAATAGAAAAATAGCTCCTGGTCTTCTGAAAATAAATGGAGATGCTACCAGCGGTACAGTAAAACGGGCCAGCGGATATTTGAATTGGATTGGCGACAATATCAAAAACTTGGGCATGGATCCAGTAACAACATTGACTGAATATTTTTCTAATTTATCTGTGCAACTGAGTTACAAAGTTGGTGGATTTACCAGTCACGATCTGTTGACAGTGAACGTAGAGCAAACCTCGCCCAATTCCACTAACTCGAGCGTGGTTGTTCCAACAAACAATTGGGGTGTGTACTTAAACAAGTCAACACCGATTCAAAATGCCGAGTACAGTGCTGTTGTGGTCACAAAGACTGCAAAAGGATATTCGGTATCGGGCTATAGCCCAACCAATCCGTTCTTTACCATAATACCCAGTGTCAACAACAACGATAGCGAAACCATCACAGTAAATTCAACATCGGTCACAGTGTTCAATACACCGTCCAAGTTCTTGCATTCGGTTCCGTACGGAACCGAGTATACTCTTCAACAGACTGCGGACTTTTTGGTCAGCTATCAACGATATCTAGAACAAACAGGATTTATATTTAATACGTTCAGTACCGATCTTGGGGCCAATCAAGATTTCAAATTGAGTGTGAAAGAATTAATTTATTGGGCACAACAGGGATGGGAAGCCGGTACTGTTATTGTGCTTAATCCTGTGGCAAATCTTTTGAAAATTGATTCTTTACAATCGGTCGTGGACGAAGTTACCAACGTGGCCAATGGCAATAAGTTATTGGATCAAAATTTCTTGCCTATTAAAAATAACAATTTTGATATACAACGACTCCAAGGTCCTGGGTTGGCCAACGAGTTTGTTGTAAGCACCATTGACGGAACTGGTATTGCTTATGCAAAATTGAACCTAGTGCAATTTGAACATGTGTTGGTATTTGACAATGTAGACGACTTTGGCGACATAATCTATATTCCCGAATCGGGAACAAGACAATACCGATTGAAATTGTCGGGATCTAAAACAGGAAACTGGAACGGTGCACTGAGTGCTCCCGGTTATGTTTACAGTAGTCCTATTATAGATACTTGGAAGTCCGGCACCGATTACCGCACCGGTGACATTGTGAAACACAATAATTTTTATTATACAGCAACACAAGATATTCCAGCAGCTCAAATCTTCAACGGAATACTGTGGACTCAAATTCAACAGTCTAGTATTCAAACCGGACTACTACCCGGCCTAGGGCACAACGCACAAAAATTTGTCAACATCTACGACGTAGACAAACCGCCATTGGAAGAAGATCTACAGTTATACAGTGCCGGACTAATAGGATTCAGAGAACGACAATATTTGACCGATCTTGGATTATCGATTCCAACACAGACAAAATTCTACCAAGGATTCATCAAACAAAAAGGTTCAATGAATTCGGTAACAGCACTGACAAAAGCCAACTTTGATAACGTGCAAGGCAATGTCAGTGTATACGAAGAATGGGCGTTGCAAGTTGGACGTTATGGCGGAGTAAACTCAAATAACTTCAAAGAATTTATTCTAGACCAAAGTATTTTTACCACTAACCCGTGTGCATTTGTACTGACAAATACATTCAGTACCGGTAATATCATTGCCAACTTGACATTGGCAAATATTTATAATTCCAGTAATTTGTCAAGTACATCAACTGCAATCTACAACAATCGCGTTACAAATAGATTCAACACTGATTTGCCCGATGTGGGATACGTCAATTTACAAGATGTAGATATTACCGTATTTGATATCAATGCCTATACCGGGTCAGTTGCCGACATTGCAGTTGGGGATAAAATTTGGGTAGCAAAAAATTATCTTGGTGTTTGGGATATTTTGCGTGCAGGATCCACTGATCTCGTGGTAGAAAAAATAACCTATACCCTAGACACCTATGCCACTGTGGCACTCAATAATTCGCATTCGTTCAAGGCCGGCGACTTGTTTGTGTTAAAGAATTTTGGACACAATCTAGACAACATATACCAAATTGTTCGAGTACCCAACTCAACCAGCTTAGTAATCAGCATTACCAATCAAGCAGTGCTCAAACCCTTGATCAGAGTTTTGTCGTACTCGGGTTCGGGCGTTGTGTACAGTTTGTTTTCGGCAAAATATGCCAACACAACTGATTTAATATCGGCAACAGTGCCAGTACACGGATGGATAAACAACGACCATGTGTGGATAGATTCGGCCACCGCATTGGGATGGGGTGTATATACATTTAACAGTCCTTGGGCCAGCAATGCCGTGATAAAATCTACAGCACTGTCAGGCAACGTGGCAAACAACAACTACGGTTCTAGTGTACGTGTAAATTCTGTAACCGGAAATGTTTATATCGGCAATCCTGGTGCAAAACAAGTACAAGTGCTATCAAGTTCGTATGCATTTAATCAAATTATTGCCAACGTCGATGCCGGCTTTGGCTCCAGTATTGATGTTGGCGGTAATGTAATTGTTATCTCGGCCAGCAACAATGTACAAATTTATCAAACCGCAGGCAATACTGTCAGTTATGTACAAAAACTCACAGGAACAAACAATTTTGGCAACAGTATTGCACTCAGCGGAGATCAGCATTGGTTGTATGTTGGTACTCCAGGATCAAATACTGCCAATGTTTACTATACCGCAAATACCGCAGTATCAAATATTGTTTATTCTTACATAACAACCATCTCGGGATCCGGTGGTAATTTTGCACAGGCATTGAAAACAAACCTTGATGGATCAAAATTGTTTGTCGGGGCTCCGCTGGCCACTAACGGAAATACACAAGCAGGCAATGTTTATGTGTATACTCGAACTGGAAATGCTTTTGCACTCACACAAACAATAACCAGCCAACACAACAATCAAGGTGCACAATTTGGTACAAGTCTAACCGTTGATGCTCTTGGCGGCAATTTGTTTGTGGGCGTTCCCGGATCAACTGCCAGCGGATTCCAAAATGGCGTGGTCGAGCGTTGGACAAATGTCAGCGGCACTTATGTAAGAAATCAAGTTATTGCACACCCCTACACCGACAACGGCACAACATTTGGATCAAGTATTAGTGTAACTGGAGACAGCGAGATTTTGGCTGTGGGAAGCAGCAACAGTCCCTCAGAAGAACACACCACATTTGACAAAACTGCATTAACAATTGATGCCAATACAACTAGATTTGTCGAATACATCAACGGTAGCGGTGTAGTTTACATGTTTGAACCCGTTGTCAACGGTGCAGTAGCTAATGATCTCGGGCAGTATTTGTTTTCGCAAGAACTAGAAACTTCATTGAGTTCGGGCGATAAATTTGGATTTGCAGTAGATTCTACTAGATCTGCGATTGCAGTTGGTGCTCCGGGCTCGTTGAACAATGCCGGAGCAGCCTATACATTTGTGAACGAAAACAATTCAACTGCTTGGAATTTGACAAGACAACAAACTCCGCAAGTGGATATAAACAGTATCAGTAGAACATTCTTGTACAACAAAACCAACAACAATATCCTATCGGCACTGGATTTTATTGATCCCGCAAAAGGCAAGGTACTCAGTGTATTTGATCGCGATATAGATTTCAAATTGGAAACTGATCCAGCAAGATACAATCAAGGTACAGGAACAATTTATACTGACCTACATTGGGGACCAAAACAAGTTGGCAGTATTTGGTGGGATATAAGTACGGTTCGAGCCATTGACTACGAACAAGACACATTGATTTATAGACTCAACAACTGGGGAACCTTCTTTCCGGGCAGCAGCATCGATGTATACCAATGGATAGAAAGCACTGTGCTACCTAGTCAGTACAGTGCAAACGGCGGAGTCGGCACACCCAAAGATGTTTCAAATGCATCGTATAGCACTTACGGATATGTGACCGAATCGGGTGCTGTGCATTTAAAATATTACTATTGGGTCAAAGGTCTTGACACTATTTCTACAAACACCGGAAAAGCAAACAGTGTTCTAAGTATTGCTGCCGGAATAGAAAATCCGCAGGCTCAAGGCATACCTTATGCTACCATACTGCGTGATGATGCAATAGCATTATACAACATCACTGGACAATTGGTTGGCCAAAGTACGGTGTTGCAGTTGGGCAGTCAAGATCAAGATGCAAGATTGATACACAACGAATACGCCTTGGTACAAGAGCACAACCCCAAGAGCACAATTCCAGCATCAATACTACTGAAAATGATTGACAGTTTGTCGGGAATTGACGCATTTGGAAACGCAGTGCCCGATGTTGCGTTGATTCCAAGTCAGCGTTACGGAGTCGGTAATAGACCTATTCAGACCATGTTTATCAACCAAACACTGGCATTGAACAATTATTTTTCTCTAGTCAATCAATATTTGCAAGCATACCCAGTGGTAGAACGTAAATCATTGACCTTGCTCAACAGTCAAGAGAGTATTCCAACCAGCGATTCGGGTCAATATTCCATGACCGTTGACACCATTGAAGAATTAGGTTATATCAACACCGCTGGACTCGGCACAGGATATCGAGTATTGGTGTTGAATGATAGTACACAAAATACCAAATGGGCAATTTATTCGTTATTGAATACTGGAAAATTCAGTAGCACACCGGTTCTGGTGCAAAGTTATAAAACTAGCCTGTACTGGAATTATACCAATTGGTACGACAGCAGTTATGATCCAACAAGCAATCCCGATATCACAGTGGCAAACTTGTTGGAATTGGGCAAATTGACCCTAAAGGCAAATACTTATATCAAGGTTTTGAACAACGGAAATGATAATTTTGTTGTGTACTACATTGATAGTAATTTAAACAAAAATCTAGTGGGCATAGAAAACGGCACAATTCAAATCAGTACCGGCACAATACCGGCCAAAGAACTAAGACAAATACTGTTGGCCATGCAGGAAAATATATTCATTGACGACTTGTCCAATGAATATAATACAATTTTCTTTGCCATGATCAATTATGTATTGACCGAGCAAAAGAATTTGGATTGGGTATTCAAAACCAGTTTTATAAGTGCAACACAAGCGATTCGCAAACTACAAGAGTTTCCAATTTATACTCCAGACAATCAAAGTTTTTACTTGGAGTATATCAACGAAGTTAAACCGTATCGCACCATTGTTCGAGAATTTGTTGCTGATTATATCGGAAATGACACGTATGCTAGCGATGTAACCGATTTTGATTTACCGCCATACTGGGATGCCACATTGGGCGTTTATCGCAGCCCAACAGGATCACAAAGTTATGACTCGACAATTTGGCAAAGTGGAGTATACAGTCAATGGTACAACAACTACTCGTACGGAGTAGTGGATGTCTTAATTGGCACTCCTGGTCAAGGATTTTTGTTTGCTCCGCAAGTAACCATTGCGGGAGGTGGCGGTAGTGGTGCTACTGCAATAGCAAACTTAAATGCCACAGGCGGAATTGCTAGTATTACTGTATTGACTTCGGGTCAAGGTTATACCTCCGAGCCAACTATTATTATCAATGGCACTGGCAGTGGAGCAATTGCATACCCAGTATTGCGAAATATATTTACTGGTGACAATACCGGACACAATCTTGTACGCAGTATATCTACCACAATGCGATTTGATCGTGTAGACTACACCAACAGCAATACATTTGTATTTTGGAACACGATTACCAGTGCCAATGTTGGCGAATTTATCCCCAGCGGAACAATTGTTGTCAACAACGGCAGTCTATATCAATTGACTGCCAATTACACAGTCTATAGCAATTTGGCATTCCCTGCCAACTATACCACAATCACATCATCAGACTTTAATACTGCCAATGATAGAATTGTGGCATTTAACGGCAATATTGATCTAAGTCTGTCGCAATCGGGCATATCATATCCCGGTGTCATTGTTGACGGTAACACATTCCTGGGCAATGTTTACGATACAACAATTCAAAGCAGCTATAGCGACAGTCTCGGTGTAAATCCCGGGGACATCGTGATAGACGGCGGTGCCTACTACGATACATTCAATAGCCATGCACCCGAGGAACTGATTCCAGGGCGTGTTTTTGACAGTACCAACATTGAAGTATTTGACATAAGCGGTATAAGTTTTAGAATTTTTGACGACATGAATCAAAATCACAACTTTTATCGAATAGGACAAAGCCAAACCACACTGAGTCAAGACCTGTTATTGACCGATCAATTCATACATGTAGTTGACGCTAGTAAATTGCCACAACCCGACATTGTTTCAGCAACACCGGGTGTGGTATTTGTTAACGGCGAAAAAATAACTTACTACAGAAATTTTGCTTTTGAAACACCAACTGCTTGGACACCCAACACAGTAATTGCCACATCAAGCGTGGTGTCGTACAGTAACGTGTTGTATTTGACCACTGGAAATGTTTATGCAGGTTATTTTGCAAATATCACATCAAATGTTGTATCAATAACTGCAAATACTCTTGGACAAATACGTCGAGCCGTTGACGGAACTTCGCCAGGTTCGTTGACTATTCAACCGTGGCAACAGTTTACAAATTATCCAGTGGGATCGTATATTGCCTATTCGGGCAACACCTACGTGACAACGGGAAATACCTATGCATACAATGTGTCTTGGAGCCCAAATAACTCTAGCCTAACAACCAATAGCTATTTCTATTATTCGGGAAATGTGTACACAGCCACTGGAAATGTTTATGGTAGTACATTTGCTGGAATAAAAGCCAACACTGCTTTTGTATCCACTGGCACCAACTCGGGATTTGCAAGTATTCAGGCCAATTTGACATTTAAATTTACCGGAACCGAATCAGTACGTCACTTGAAAGGCCAATTTGTAGTGGATGCTAGCCAAGCTCAAGTTATTCCTGGCACTGCTACGAGCAACATACAACTTCGTTACTCTAACACATACTCTACCACAAGCACAGTAAGCTATGCGTTAAATTTGGTAACACCAGTAAGTGCCAATATTGGAGATATTTTGACTCAAGTCAAAACAATTACCACTGCTTGGACTGCAAATACAGCATTCAATGTGGGAACATTGTTGACCGATAATTCTACTGGAAATGTGTACACATATCAAACCACTGGCAATGTTTATGGAAGTTATTTTGCAAATATCACAGCCAATGTAATTTATTTGTTTACAGGAAATACAGCCAACACAGTTACAATGCGATCATTGCAGACAGTGACAAATTCAAATGTGGTTCCAGTTATTATATTGTCGGGTGCAATTCAAAACTTGCCCGAAGTATTTGATGGATCATTGGGATTTGATGCTAATGGCGATGACAGTGCCTATATCATTGTTTCTAGTTCGGCCCCGTCAACAAGACCAAATGTAATTATTCCGCTTTGGACTGCAAACACTTCGTTTACAATTCAGAGCACAATTCAATACAACAGCAATGTTTATACAGTGCTGGGCAATGTTTACGCACCCTATTTTGCCAATATATCATCGCAGTCAAATAATAGCAGCAACATCATACTGTCGTCAAACGCAAACGTGTTCTTGAACGGACCAGTATCAAATTACACCAGCCCGGGTGCTAGTCTGCAGGTTAACGATCAATGGCTTGATACCGTAAACGATTTAGTTTATTACTGGACCGGGTCGGCCTGGGCAGTATACACTCCGCCAATCACAGGAGCAGGATTTGATAATACATCAAGTCCGTTATACATTAACAATAACGTCACTTCAAGCTATATAGTGAACACACGCATACTTGGCGAAGTAAACAGCAGTGGACAAATTACAGTTCCGGCTGGCACTTACTTGACTCACGGTAATGTATGGTACAGCCAAGGAGTCGCTACTCCATCAAATGGTGCCGCATTGTATCAGCAGACCACAGCACAAGCTGTATTCTTGAAAGCTTCACCTGGAGGGTACGCACCATGATAAATAACATTAATCCCGTAACTACTCAATTGAAATCGGACACAAACAAGGAAAAAACAGTGGAAAACAAGCAAAAAAGACCCAATGAATCTGCCGGAATTTCGGTGCAAGGGCATATCAAGATATTTGATCCAGAAACCAAAGAAGTTTTTATTGACAAAAACAATGCCATTCACTATGAAAATTTCTCTGTGGCTTTAGCAAACAGTATTGCCAACAAGAGCGAAAACTTCATATACGAAATGGATTTTGGCAACGGCGGAACCAGTGTAGATCCTACCGGAATTATTACCTATTTGCCAACCAACACAACCGGGCAAAACGCCAACTTGTACAATCCCACATACAGCAAGATTGTGGACAATACCTCAATTGCCAATCCCGATCCAGTGAACAATTACATGAGTGCCACTCACATTCCGGGCACAGTGTATACCGATATCTTGGTAAGTTGCTTGTTGGATTACGGCGAGCCTAATGGACAACAACTATTTGACAACAGTACCAATTTGAATGGCGAGTATGTGTTTGATGAATTGGGACTTAGAGGAAAAAGCAGTGATGGCACAGTGGGCCTGTTATCAACTGGATTATTGCTGACACATGTGATATTTCACCCGGTGCAAAAAGCTCTGAACCGATTGATTCAAATTGATTATACTGTGCGTATTCAAACTTTAACTAATTTAAGTACTCAAGGATAATATTATGAGTTACACAATAAACACCACCAGCGGCAATGTTCTAGTAACATTGTTGGATGGAACCATTGATTCCAGCACGGGCTTAACCTTGATCGGTCGCAATTATCCCAGTTACGGACTGTTGCAAAATGACAATTTTGTGCGATTGTTGGAAAATTTTTCTGATTCAATCCCCCCAACCCAGCACAGTGCACTGAATCCATTAACCGGAATGTTATGGTATGATTCCGGCAATGCAACAATAAAATCATATGATAGCATAAATTGGAATCCTGTTAGCGGACGACTTGCATCGGGAGTAGATCCAAAAACTTTAGGCAATATAACTATACATACAGGTGATCAATGGTGGGATATTACTAACCAGCAACTAAACTCATGGAATGGTACTAGTTGGCAATTGATTGGTCCAGCATACACTGCCTCACAAGGCAAAACTGGGTCTTTGGTAGAATTAGTAACAGCCACAAACTCCAATGTGTACACAGTGGTCAACACATACACCAATGGAAATTTAGTCAGCGTTACCAGTGCCAACAGTTTCACGCCAACCGGTACTTTATATTCGGGAATTGCCACAATACGACCTGGAGTTAATTTACCTTCAACAAATCAATTTAGCGGAAATGCCACAAACAGCTTTGCACTGGGCGGGGTGGCTGCTGCAAATTACGCCAGAACCGATATTGCATCCGCTTTTGCACAAAGTGTTTCGGTTGGCGGTACTCTAACATTGACCAACGGAATTATTTCGTACTCGGCCGGCACGCTCACTTTGCAAAACACAAATCTAAATGGCAATATTGCAGTTGTCACTAATACCGGCACAAATACCAATGTACTAAATGTAAACGGCAGTACAGGACTAGTTACAGTAGCCGGAGATCCCACAAACAATTTGGGAGTTGCCACAAAACAATATGTTGACAATTCCACTTCGAATATCAACTCCGCGGTAGCAGCTCAAATATCTACCATCAACGGAAATGTAGGGCAATTAAGAGCCGATTACTTTGCCAATATTGCTTCGGTACAGTCGGCAATAAACAGCAACGTAAACACCTTGCAGTCACAGACCATTGCCAATACCAATATGTTAATTGCCGAGTTGGCATCTAACGTGACAACGTTTTCAGCCAACATTGCAAGTTTAAATGCCAATCTTGGCACAGTGATCTACACCGATTTGCCACTGTTAGCCCCTTTAGCAAGCCCGTCGTTTACTGGAACACCAACAGCACCTACTCCAGCTGGTGGAGATAACAGTGGAAATATTGCCACTACTGCATTTGCGGCCAACATTTATACAACATTGTACAACGGATATCTAGGGGCAGTAAGTCAAGAAGTAACCAATAGAAATTCGGCTATAGCAACAGCTGTCACAGGCCTGGCACCAAATGCCAGTCCGCACTTGACCGGAACACCAACAGCTCCCACACCTACCACTGGTGATTCATCTACATCCATAGCTACAACAGCATTTGTGGCCACTGCAATTACAAATGCAACTGTAACTTTCCCGCACATTACCTACGGAACTACTCCGCCGCAGAACGGTCAAGGCAACAATGGCGATTATTACTTTCAATACGTATAAATTATGACAATGTATGTTAATCAGGGCGGCACTTGGCGAACAATAGCCCAGCCCAAAGTAAAAGTAGGCGGCACTTGGCGAACCATCGTTGGCGGTTGGGTTAATGTAAACGGAACTTGGCGAAGATATTATCCAGGAACAGTAGAAGCCACCATTTTAGTAGTTGGTGGTGGTGGCGGGGGTGGTATTGGAGCCGGAGACGAAGGTGGCGGCGGAGGCGGAGGCGGAGGTGTGGTATTGGTTAACAATGTTATATTGGACGCTACTCAAACCTATGCCGTTACTGTGGGTGCTGGCGGCCCGGTTGGATCCAATGGCAAAGACTCGTCGTTTAGCGGTAGTTTTTCTGCACCGCCGGGTACAAGTCTTGGAGCAACTGCTTCATACAGCAATGCAGTTATACCGCCCAGTGACAATATTTCAGATACCTGTTTCCCGGCCGGGTCTCAAGTGCTAATGGCCGATTTAACTTGGAAAAATATTGAATCAGTACAAGTTGGCGAGCTGATGTATAGTGTCGATGGTCCTGCAGAATGCGTTAAAGAATATGTAACTACTCTGGGCAACAGACGCATGATAACTTTTGCTGACCAAAGTATATTTTGGAGCGAAGAACATGCATTTTGGACTAGAGAAAATGATCGTGATTGGTGGTGGAGTTACAATGCCGACAGATGGCGTGGGGAAGTCGAGCGGGGTGTGATCGGTGGCTTACTGGATAACAACAGTATTAGAACTGGAGAAATTGAACAAGAGTATGCACACGTCAATGGCTGGCGTAGACAAAAAAGTCAAGTTGCTGTGGGCATGTACTCTGAAAACTTTCCGTTGTATGTGCCACTAACCAACGGGGAACCCATTGTGGTCAATGGCTATCTTGTTGGTGCCGGAGTCAACGAGCATGCATTTGATTACACCAAGATTGATTGGGATAAAATTATAGCCCAATACAAAAACATGGAGACTGTGTAATGCCGTTTACTATTAACCCATTGGTTGCACCGGGAACAGTGATAAATGCCATTGGCGGCGGTGCTGGCGGGGCAAGTAATCTAAGTAGCCAAATTTTTGGCAATGGCAATTACGGAGCACCGGGCGGAAGTGGCGGAGGCGGATCAGGCCCGGGGCAGTATTATCCCGGCGGACCAGGGGTACCAGGCCAGGGCAATGACGGTGCCGGTGGCCCGCACGAAGCACCTGGTGGTGGCGGAGGCGGAGCTTCGGGAAAAGCTGGATCTGCTGGAGATTATACTTCGGGTGGACCGGGAGTGACTTTACTGGGATATGCAGTAGGTGGTGGTGGTGGCGGAGGCCCCAAATATGGATCGGGCGGCGGCTTGCCTGGTGGTGGTGGCGGAGGCGGGTATGCCCCAACACCTACTGACAATGGCGATTAGTCTGGTCCCGGTGGAGACGGTATAGATTAATACAACAAGCATCAAGGGAAAATATTGTGGCAACTTATGATAAAAACGGACAGAACGGAACTGGGGGCGGTGGAGCTGGATCCAGCTCGTGGAGTCAGTCGGGCGGAAGTGGCGGTTGCGGCATTGTGGTAGTGCAATATAAAGCTCCTGTTCCGTATTTTGTTGGCGGGCAAATAACCTCAGACGGAACCACAGTGACTCATGTGTTCAATTCGGCCGGAAACTTTTCGCTGAGCCCGTTGTCGTAGCATTTTGGATAAGTATAGTATAAAGAGAACGAAACATGCCTTATACAGTAACAGCAAGCGATGGTGCAATTAATATCACAATACCCGACGGTACTGCAGATACTACCAGCACCAATTTAACTCTGCCCGGACCCAACTATGTTGGATACGGACTACAACTCAACGAAAATCTATTGGATTTATTGACCAATTTTGCATCAAATTCGGCACCAATTGGCAATAACGTTGAAGGACAACTTTGGTTTAATAAAACCAATCAAACCCTGAATGTATTTGCCAATGTTGGTACACAAAATCAATTCATCACAGTGTCGGGAATTATAGTTGATACCAATCAGCCGGTAATTGGGCAACCGGGTAATATGTGGTACAACCCAAATACCAATCAAATTTTTATGTACTCTAATGGTACATACAATCTGATAGCCCCGTTATACACTACACAACAAGGGCCTAGCGGGGCAATACCGGCACAGATTGGTGATCTAAATGTACTCAATGCCACACACAATGTAATCAAGTTAGAATACGGCGGAACTGTTATTGCAACCATTAGCTCGGACAATTCGTTTCAGCCTACACCGGCCATCACTGGATTCCCATATATCAATCAAGGTATTACGATTAACAATACACTGACTGCGACCAAATTAAATTCTAATTTGACCGGTAATGTAATAGGAAATTTAACCGGCAATGTCACTGGCAACGTGATTGGAACCACATTGGTGGGCAGTTTAACTGGAAATGTACAAGCAACTTCGGGAACTATAACCACCTTGATTAGTTCTAATTTGACTGCCACTAGCGGCAATGTAACTGGATTGGTCAATTTAAGTGCCACAAATTTGACCGCTACCAATGCTACAACCACTACACAAGTGTCTACTAACTTTAGCACCAGTAATATATTGGTAACTGGCGGAAGTATGGCTGGATTATCTACAGTATCGGCAACAACAACGGCAACAACAAATTTAGTCACAGGAAATGCACAAATCACTGGGGGTGCAATATCAGCAACTCCAATATCAGGCAGTACCGGATCGTTTACAACTCAAGTGTCTACTAATTTCAGCAGCGGCAATGTGTTGATCACGGGCGGACATATCAACTCGGTATCCAATATAACAACCACAACAGGAACCGTAACAAATCTAATCAGCAGCAATGCACAAATCACTGGGGGTGCAATATCAGCAACCCCAATATCAGGCAGCACTGGAGTGTTCACAATTGCCAACATATCGCTTTTAGGGGCAGGCACAATACAAGCAGCCACTATTGGCAATGTGGGTACATTGTTAACAGGAACATTACAAACTGCGTCGCAAACCAACATAACTGCGTTGGGCAATATTACAACTGGTATTTGGAGTGCAACCACAGTGGGCACCACACATGGTGGAACTGGACTAAACTCGTTTACTTCTGGCGGTGCGGTTTATGCCACAAGTACATCGGCACTCGCTACTGGCACACTGCCGCCAACTGCAGGCGGAACTGGAGTAGCAACATTATCGGGAGTGGTATACGCCAATGGTACTAGTGCGTTTACAGCAGCCACTGGAACACAAATAGCAACAGCCATTGGATCTGCAGCAGTAGTAAATGCCAACAATGCAGTGGTAGCAGCCAATGCTTCGGCAGTGTCTACAACTAATTTTACTATGTATCAATCGGGTAGCAAGTTGTACTTTGCTTATAATGGCGTTCCCATAGCATCATTGGATTCAAGCGGACATTTTACTGCGGCCAATGATATTTCGGCTTTTACAACACCATAATATGACTCTACCCAGCACTGGATCAATATCAATTTCCCAAGCCGATGTAGAAACTTTACAAACGCCTACTACCAGTATCAGCATGAATAACAGTTTGATTAGGTTTTTGGCCAATCACCAAACTGCAAATTCGGCTATATCTATGTCGCAATTGTATGGATCAAGTTATGTGGTTGCTGCCGGAGCATTGTTTACAACTGTTGGCAGTTATCTGTATCAATTGCCAAGAACTTCGGGCCCAACTATCAAAATAGTATCCATAGGTGGAGGTGGCGGTGGTGGCGGAGGCTCGGCACGAACTGCTCACAATCCGCGAGGACCTGGTGGCGGTGGTGGAAGCGGTGAAATTACCCTTGCTACAGTGACAGTGACTCCGGGGCAGTATATCTGGATCACTGTGGGCAGCGGCGGGACCGGCGGAGGTGCATGCGACGGGCATTACAGTCCGGGAACGTCTGGCGGAACTGGCAGCTACAGTGGAGTAAGTATAAACAATCCAGCATCTTCCTTTTCGTTGACAGCTGCGGCCTGGATCAGTCTAGCTTTTGGCGGCCTGGGCGGAGATCAGGGATACGATGTACCATTTGGTGCTGTATGCTATGGCGGTGCAGCCGGATCGGGCGGTGTAGGAACTGATATTGCCAGCTATGCTCAAGCCGGAGGAAATGCACAATACGGGGTAACATCAGGTGGTGGCACCGGTGGGCAAGGATTCAATATAACCACTACTGTGGGAACTGAACCTACATATTCTGTAGGATCATCGGGATCGGGCGGAGTGGGCAACGATCCTGGAGGATCAACTTATGCCACTACCGGAACAACATACGGTGCCGGGGGCGGAGGTGGCGGAACCAATAACGAATTTGCCGGCGAAGGCCCGGGAATTAACGGAGCTCCGGGATCACAGGGTGCAGTATTTGTATGGTGGGGATACTAAGCCGTAAACAACACTAAATATACTAATATAGCGATCAAAGGAATTTAAATGGCATACACTATTAATCTAACCAACGGAGCAACATTGATTCCTGGCGGATTATCTGACGGTACCGTCGACACAACACATACAAGTTTGGTATTGATTGGTAAAGATTTTGCCAACTACGGTACTTACCTAAACGATAACTTTGTACATTTATTAGAAAATTTTGCAAATAACTCGAGCCCGGCCAATCCGCTTAAAGGTCAACTGTGGTGGGATACCACAAACAACGTATTAAAAGTCTATTCAGGCACAAGTTGGAAAATATCAACCGGTGCTACCAGTGCTCCTTTTGCAAGTCCGCCAACTGATTTGAGTCTACTGGGCGGCGATTTGTGGTTTGACACTACAAATAATCAGTTAAAAGTATATTCGGGCAGCAGTTGGATTACAGTAGGCCCTGCAGCTACTACTGCAACAGGTAATACTGGAGCATTTCCGGCCTTGATGACTGATACTTCTAGCGGAGTACACATTGTAATACAATTATTATTCAGCAATTCGTTGTATGCCGTAATATCAAAAGACACTTTTTCAACTTCACTGTCGGGTTTTAGTCCGACAATTGTGGCTGGTATAAATTTTAGCACCACAGCCAGTCCAAGTTGGGCTTTGAGTACGCAATCTCAAAGTGCAACAAATTTGACATTGGCACAACGCGACAGTGGCGGAGGATTGACTGCCAGTACTTTTTATGCCACAACCGGCATACTGCCAACAGCCAATGCCACAGTTAATTTGGGCAGTACCACTGCTTGGTTTAACAATGTTTATGGTACAAGTTTACATGCTCAATATGCCGATTTGGCCGAACGGTTTGAAGCAGATGTAGAATACGAAGCCGGGACTGTGGTAGAATTAGGCGGGCCAGCCGAAATTACCGCGGTTGGTTCAGAATTAAGCGAAGATGTATTTGGAGTCATAAGTACTAATGCAGGCTATTTAATGAATTCTCGAGCCGGCAACAACAAAACACATCCCCCTGTAGCTGTTCAAGGCCGAGTTCCTGTTAAAGTAACCGGAAAAGTACGCAAAGGCGATCGTTTAGTCAGTGCCGGAAATGGTTTAGCTAGAGCAGGTAAACGGTCCGAGCTGACAGCTTGGAATGTTATTGGTCGCAGTCTAGAAGATAAAACAACAGTGGGTGAGGGAATTGTCGAAGCCGCAGTTAAGATGAACAGTTAAGGATATAACACAAAATGGCATACAGTTCAGGTGGCTTGATAGCAGCATCGGATTACAACGGATTTGTGGGCTCAAGCCCTAGTGCCGTTAGCAATACAATCAATACAGTTTGGGCCACCGGAAGTGGTGCTTGGGGCTACGGACAAACTGCTCTGTCACAGGTAAGCAGCAGCGGATTGGTCACTGCAACTCAATGGGCCAGTGCCATTAACACGCTAAACAGTATTCAAACACATCAAACCGGTAGTGGTACAGGACTTACAGCTCCCACTACTGGAAGCCTAGCTACATATTTGGGATCGTTTAGTTCAAGCATTAACTCTGCCTATGGCAATGCACTAGTATTTGCTTCTCAAGGAACCACAGTAACCAATGCCAATATTGCAGCGTCAGACGTTGCAGCCAATACAGCCAGCCCGGTATCGTATACTGTGACACGTACTGCAACCTTTGCCAGTGCTGACCAAGCAAGATATTTCTTCAACGCCGGCGGGCAATTGAATTATACCATTGCTGGAGTAACCAACAATGACGGAACTAGTCGTAGTGGAGACCTGGTAACTTTACTAGCAACCAACCTTAAAGGCATAACAGCATTTAGAGCCAACACCAATGGTGGAAGAACTGGCTCGGGTGGTACAGTAAATACCAATACCACCAATATTGGCTACTATGGACTTACTACTAGCAATGTTACTATACAACAAATCACTAGCACTACCAGTGGATATACTAGCGATTATGCAAACGTACAAGTTAAAACCAATGGTGTGCAAGGAACCAACAACGACAACGGGTCGGTCGTTACATTTTATCTAAATGTGTACAGTGCCAGTCGTCCCACATTGCCAGCAGCACCTCCTGCAGGACCAGGCGGTACTCCGGGAATTAGTAATACTGTAGTAAATGATACTATAAATGTTACCATACAACATCACATTGATATTGTTTATCCGGAAACAACCAATTTAAGCAACGTGTGGGGTGCAGTTACAATAGCATAAGAGAATATAAATGGCTTATAATCAGGGTGGATTAATCGAAGCCAGTGACTACAATAATTTTTTAAATGGGTCAAATCAATTAAATAGTATTTGGAGCACTGGAACTGGCAGTACCGGGTACGGTCAAACCGCTTTGAGTGCAGTGAGCTCGACTGGATTGGTTAGTGCTAGCCAATGGTCCAGTTTGATCAACACATTAAACAGTATTTCGGTACATCAAAGCGGTGTTGGATCGGGAATAAGTTCGGTTACTTCGGGCGGTACCATATACTATCTCTCGGCATTGAGCAGTAGTATCAACACAGTTTATACCAATAGATTAACAAAAGCCACTCAAGGCACTACCACAACCGGATCAGTGTTCAGCCCAAACTACACTGTATCCAGTACGACCGCAGCACAAACCTGGAGCTTTACTCGCACTGCAACATTTGGCAATGCCGACCAAGCCCGATACTTTTTTAACTGTGGCGGACAACTGAATTTTGTCACTACCAGTGTAACCAACAACGATTCCAGTGTTCGTAGTGCCGATTGGGTAACATTGATTGGTACCAATTTCAACAGCCTCCCGGCAATAAACTACAACTCCAATGGCGGACGCAGTGGTATTGGTGGAACTGTTAATACTGCTGTTACCAATTTGGGATATTATGGACTGACAACTAGCAATGTGACCATTAGCAAAATAACAACATTATCGCCAACCTACACTGGAGACTATGTTGTAATGTCGTTGGGATCCAACGGCACACAAGGCACACATGGCGATACTGGATCGGTTATTTACATGAATTTTACAGTATTTTCAGCTTCGACGGCTTCGGCATTTAACGAAAGTATAAATGTTACATGGAATCACAGAATCGACGTAGTCTATCCAGAAACCACCAACTTGTCAAATAGTTGGGGCACAGTCACAATAGCATAACCAAACTCATTGACATCAACACTGTAGCATGTTATACTGTGTAGATGGACTTAGACACACTCAAATCATACATCACAGTAGCCACAGACTATCAAGTTAACAAACGCATACTCCGCGAGAAAATCCAAACCGATTTGCATTTTGCCTACAATGGCGGCTTGTTCAAAGCCACTCCCGAATTGATTTTGTTTGCAAATGCATGGCCTCGTACTCAAGACTTGTATTTGGAAGACACATATCAAAATCCCATACACATTCCCGATCCTGAATCGTTTGCTGAACAATGCAAAGAATGTTATTCTAAAGTGATGAACCGTTGGCATCAACAACATGACGAACTCAAAAAAATTAGAAAAATCCACTTCAACCGCTAGAGGTGTTGTTGTATTTGCATTTAACACCGAGACTGTTGACTATGTAAAGATTGCAGATCAAACCAGTCAATTGGCCGGCCACTACATGGATTTGCCCGTCACACTAATAACTGATCATGATGCAGATCCCAAGTTTAGATACGACAATATCATAACAATAGATAAACAAGGAGATAATTTTAGAGATGGAAGCGTACAATGGAGAAATCGTGGACGACATTGGGCATACGCTCTCACGCCCTATGAAGATACTATATTGCTTGATTGCGACTATTTGGTGCTTGATTCCAGTCTCGATCGTTTATTTGATACAGACTTTGACTACAAACTAATGCACCATAACACAAATTATGCGGGTGCAGTATATGAACGCATGGGCGAGACTAGCTTACCGTTTATCTGGGCCACAGTGATACTATTTCGCAAATCTAAAAAATCTGAATTGTTATTCGATCTAGTGGGAAAGATACAACGCAATTACGATTATTACCGAGCATTGTATAACATTCGTGAAGGTAATTATAGAAACGATTATGCGTTTGCTATTGCTAACACGATCTTAAACGGATACAACTTGAATGAAGATCAGGGCATTCCGTGGCCTATGTTTACTATTGAAGAAACGATTGATCAAGTATTGTATGACGACAATTTTTTATATGTTTATAGTGAAGGTGCAGGGAGAATAGTGCCAAGACAAAACACACACATCATGGACAAACAATATCTACAAAGTCCGGACTTTGAACAATTGGTAAATGGATTAATGGTATGAGTCAACATCAAGAACAACAGGGTTTTGTAACCTTTGCAATTAACACGCCCGAAGTTGACTACGGACGATTGGCATATCTTCAATGCTTGAATGTTAAAGCCACGCAACAAGAGAACCGTTATGCGGTTATTGCGGATGAAGCAACATACAATTCATTTAACAAAAAACAACTCAACGCATTTGATTATGTTATCAGACTGCCTGAGGGATTTGAACAAAATCCCTTTGTTGCAGAACCTTATGTGTTCTCGCTTACTCCGTTTAAAGAAACTATTAAACTAGAAAGTGATTTATTGTTTACCCGCAGTATAGATCACTGGTGGACTGCATTTAGACTTCGTGATGTTTGTTTAGGTAATGGTGCCAAAAATGTTATGGACACACCCAGTGCGGTTAGAAAATACAGACAACTATTTGATGCAAATCAATTACCTGATGTTTATACAGGCTTGATGTATTTTAGATACACGCAAACTGCCAAACAATTTTTTGAACTTGCTAGGTTTGTATTTCAGGAATGGGATTTTATTAAAACTTATCTTGAAGGTGTAGACCTAGAACTAAAGCCCACAACCGATGTTGTGTATGCATTGGCGGCATTGATTTTGGGCGAAGAAGCAGTCTTGATGCCTAGTATGGATTTTATAAACTTCGTACACATGAAGTCGGGCTTCAATGGATGGAGCGATGCACGTAGTTGGCTAGAGACTGTGATGCACGAGCGTGATGGTGATATTATACGCATTAACAACTTAAATCAATACGATCCGGTTCACTATCATGACAAAACATACGCCACACAGGAACTAATAGAATACTATGAATCAAAAGCCTAAAATTTTTATTGGTGGAGATAGCTGGGGTTGCGGCGAATGGATAGGGCATAAAGTGACTCATCGTGGACTAGAACAATATTTTTTAGATGTAGGATATACTGTTATAAATTCATCTAGACCGAGCAGCTCAAATATACAATCAATTATACGTTTAGATGAATCCCTCAAAATTTTCAATAATGATATTATTCTGTGGATACAAACAGATCCTATCAGGGACGTAAGTATAGATAAAAGTCAAGCTCTAGATGTACATAAATTAAGAGATGGTATTGAAAAGTTTGGAGGATTTGTAAAATTTATGGAGTTTTTGCTTCATGAAAATTATAAAAAATTAAATGATATTGCAAAAGAAAACAATACTGTTATACATTTAATTGGCGGAATGACAAATGTGATGGAAAATATTGCTAGTGATTTTAAAAATTTAAATGTAGTAGTACAATCGTGGCATCATCTACTGGTAGGTAACATCCCGCAATATTCCGAATGGTACAAGGAATTATATTTGGGAATTTTAAGTAAGAATATAAATGAATTTTCTTTACAGTTATACGAATGGAAAACAAAATCTAAATTGGTCAACGAATTATACACAATAACAAAAAAATGGGATCAGTTCCAATCATTGGAGAATATATATCCAGACCGAGCACATCCAAGTAGACACGGCCATAAAAAACTTTTTGATTATATCATAAATGAATTAAAACTATGAGTAAAGATTTTTGGCACGAAGTTGAAAGTTTAATCAAACCCGTACCCAAATTGGAATTAGAGTATAGGCTATATTATGACGAAGAAGGTAATATTGTTTCTTGTTCCATGACAGATCATCCCAAAAGCGGTGAATATATTGTTGTGACCCGACAAGAATATGATACATACTTTACATATCAAGTTATTCGTGGACGATTAGTAAAAATCGAACAAGATGCCAAGTATCGTGTGCAATTGGAAAAGAGTAATAAGGGATTTCAAGTAGTACGCGGACATGCCGGACTCGTAATAGAAGATGAAGAATATAACGACACAGAATACTATGAAAGAACCAATTAACTTACTGGTAAATGGTGCCAGTTTTAGTCGAGGCCCAACTGCCTGGCCTTATCATCTTGACGGTGTCAATTTGACCAATTTGGCCTGTGCCGCTGCAGGTAATACCTATATTCATGACACCACTATTTCAGAATTGGCCAATAGAAAATATGATTTTGTTGCAATTATGTGGACTGAGCCGGCGAGAACTGATATAAAAGTCTCAAACATAAATGTATTTAATACGTCAACTTATACCAGCAAGTATCAATCAACAAAAAACGATTGGCAAGGAAAAATAATTTATCCCGTTAACGATCAAGACTATGTTGAAAAAAATTGGGTGTTTGGTTGCGGATATATCAATAAAGAATCAGAGTTATTAAAAACCAAATTATTTGACCAGTTATACCGTTACCAGTCAATTGAACAACTAGTTGAAAAATCCTTGATACATATGATTTCTTTGCAAGGTATATTGAAGTCAATAAATATACCGTATTTGTTTATGTATGATAACGATTATTCTGGTGACTTTCAAAAGTTTTCGGCATTGTATAATGTTCTGGATCAAGCCAATATCTACATCACCAATAACATATATGCTATAACAAAACAAAACAACTGGTACGACGAGGACAAACATCATCCCGGCCCAGAAGCACACAAAAAATGGGCTGAATTAATTAATCCTTTTATAACAAAATGACACAAGATTTGATTGACATAGCCGATTTAGATGTAGTATTTTTAACATACGACGAACCACGACGAGAAGAATTTTGGATACAGATTCAAAACATGGTGCCTTGGGCAACAAGAGTGGACGGTGTAAAAGGAAGTGATGCAGCTCACAAAGCAGCTGCTGATGCCAGCACTACTGATCGTTTCGTGCTCATTGATGGCGACAATATTCCCGACGCTAGTTTCTTCAACTTACAGTTGGATTCACGAATCAATGCTCGTGGGGTATTTCGTTATCGTGCTAGGAATAATATTAATGGCTTGATGTACGGCAACGGCGGATTGAGCATTTGGCACAAAGACTTTGTGTACAACATGCGGACACACGAGAATACAGATGGCTCAGATGCAACTGCTGTGGAGTTTTGTTTCCACCCGGACTATTGGGCTATGCATGACTGCTATAGCACCACATACCCTGATGCCACCGCATTCCAAGCATGGCGAGCCGGCTTTCGTGAAGGTGTTAAAATGTGTTTGGACCGTGGTGCCAAGCCCTCAATCTCGGAGTTTAAAACTCGTGTAGTCGGTCGCAACATGGATAACCTAAGCATATGGCACAACGTGGGTGCTGACAATGAGATGGGCATTTGGGCCATGGCCGGTGCTAGACAAGGCACATATAATACAATGCTCTCGGACTGGGATTATCGAGAGGTGCAGGACTTTGCGATGTTAAAAGACTATTGGGAAGAGACGGTGCAACATTTCAATCCGGTAAACTTTTTCCATAATTATCGAGAAGAATTAACACAACGTTTGGGCCTGCCCATGGTTGATTTAGATGCTGAACAAAGTAGATTCTTTAAGCATCATTACAAAAGTAATTTTCGAAACACAGGACCCATGGTACGAGAATGATCAAAGAAGTAAAATTAAATTACGACTTATCGGTATTTTTAAATGCCGATTACACCCAACACGAAGGTAGTTGTATCAAACATCAGGTATACGAATTGACCGATGTGCACGAAAAGTTTGGCGGGTTCCCTAAAACCTATAAGTATGATAATACTCTTATAAATCAATTATGGTGGGATAGCACACAAGTCGATTTTAAAGACATTGGCAACCAATTGGGCATGGAAGTAATTACAGTAAGCAGTATTTTACAACCTCCAGGATGTGTTATACCCTTGCACAGAGACACCTTTTTTCAAATTAACCAACGCTATCCCGATCGCAAAGAATTAAAAGTACGTGCCAACATTTATCTTGAAGATTGGAAAACAGGTCATTTTTTACAATATGATGACATTGTGATATCAAATTGGCAAGCCGGTACTGGATACTTGTGGGACAGTAGTGTGTTACACCTAGGTGCTAATGCCGGAATGGAGGACAAATACACATTGCAAGTGTCGGGATTTTATCATGAATAACACTAATTTGGATTTTCGATTACTACATGATTCGGGCAAGATTTTGTGTTTTGTCGGGCACTCGTATGGCAATTTTACACTGTTTAACTATTTTCAACCAACAAGGCCCTGCGAAATATATCGTATCGAAGAAATAGAAAACAATTCCAGTGATTGGTTTGATGCCAGACAGTTTATATCGGTATCGGCCGATATTGCATTGAAACGACGCATTGTTGACTCGTTACAAAAACACAATCCCGATTATTTCAGCGTTGTGGCTGCTCGATGCCATATTGGATTCAATGTCGAGATCGGACGCGGAACGTATATCAGTGATTTCAATACCTTGTTGGACAACACTGTGGTAGGCAACTATGTGGTAATAACACACTACGTGTCCTTGAGCCACGAAGTCAAGATTGGAGATTATTGCCATATTGGCCCAAGTGCGTATTTGTTGTTTACCAACTTGGGAGCAGGATCGTATGTTGCAGCCAAATCAAATTTTTTAGGAAAAACCAAATCACCAATCACAACTGCTGACCATTGCAATTACTTGATTGGATCAACAGTGACAAAAAATATAACAGCGACTGGAACTTACCACAACAATAGGCATTTGAATTCCAATTCAAGCCTAAACACCAAGATAGATTGATATGAAACGAGCCGTTATTTGCGTGGAGAATCCACAAGACTATATTTCTAAAATAACTGATTACAGTCAAATGATAATAAATCCCTTGGCCAATGCCGATAGGAATCAGTACCTTCTGGACCATTCGGATTGGAGTTTGCTTATCACTGATCAAGGCGAGCAATATCGCAACGGCGGCGATTACGATGAAGCTGTTTTTTTGTATACTTCGGGAACCACTGGCGACAGTAAATTTTACAGCTTTACACAAAGCCAATTGGATATAGTAATTGACAATGTGATATCCGAATACAATTTGACTGCAAATGATATCTATGCCTCGCTTATGCCACTGTGGCATCCATACGGGCAAACTTTTTATCGAGTGGCCAAAAAAGTCAATTGCGAAGTACATCATTACTCGATTAAAAACTGGAGTGAAAGTCCCAAATGCAATCCAACATTTATTGCATCTGCTCCGGTTTTTCTAAAAACATTGGCCAAATTTGATTTTACCAATTTGGATTTTATTATTTCGGCCGGCGGAGCATTTGCAAACATAAATGAATACAACGAGTTCAAGAACAAATTCAACTCGATCATTTTGGAATCATATGGATTGACCGAATCGTTGGGACATTGTTTTACAAATCCACGTTATGGCGAACATAGATATGGCACAATAGGATTACCGTTTGGCCTAGAAGCCAAGATAGATCAAGACAATCATCTACATCTACATGGACCGGCCTGTGCCATGCCCGGCTGGTTTGATACCGGGGATCTAGCACAACAAGACGACAAGGGCTACTACAAACTGTTGGGTAGAAGTGACGATATAATACGAACAAAGGGAGTAAATATAAATCCTTTAAGTATCGAGAAACAACTGCGAGAAAATATTCCGGGACTAGTAGAATGTGCAATATTTGGAACTGATCGTATAAACTGTGTGTATGTGGGTGACGCGACACCGGATCAAATACAGAAATTTTTACTTGGACTTGGCTCGCATTGTCGAGCAAAAAACATAGTAAAAATGGATGCACTGCCGTTGAATGTTTCGGGAAAAATTTCAAGGTACTACCTAAACAATTTATTTAAATCATGATAAAATTAGAATCACGAGACGGTCAAATTTGGAATCTTGAAAGCAAAGTAGTTGAAATTATCAATGAAGCAATTGCCACAAAAGGCAGTATTGTAATTGATTTCAACTACGAGGGGCCTTGCCTGCGTTCTTGTGGATTTTATCAATTACTAGACAGTGTAACAAAAACTTTCAATGTTGATAAATCGAGATTTGTAATACAGACTTGTAATGTGGAAGAATGTCATGATGAATATAAAATATTGATCAAAGATAATATTTGGCTAATTGAAGCCAAAAAATTTAGTAATGTGTTGGCACAGTCAAAAAATCCCGATTTAAAAACAGTAGGTTGTTTTATTGGAAAAACCAATTGGGCTAGATTGATATTGGTCGCCTGGCTTGATCTTAATTACCACAAGCAATCGTTATTGACCTGTCATCACAACAACAATGGCGAGATGCATCGTTCAGCACTACAGTTATCAGAGATAATGAATCGCAGTGCCGATGACATTGATGCAGCCACAAAATTTTTAAAAACTTGTCCTAGAACTCTTGAAAAATACGAAAAAAATTCTGATTTTTTACAAAATTATAATTATTCAACAAGTACAAAATATCAAGGAAGTTTAACCACAATGAGTTCATTGACTTTTGGATTTTCAAAAGTCTATTCAGACATATTTTGTGAATTGGTATGTGAAACTTATTACAGTGGATTGACCTTCTTCCCCACAGAAAAAACATTTAAGCCCATTATACAACTGACACCATTTATTGTGTTTGGTCCGCAAGGCCATTTGTCCAATTTGCAAAGATGCGGATTTAGAACATTTGGCAATTACTGGGACGAAAGTTACGATGATTTTGCTGGAATAGATAGAATAGACAAAATCAAAAAGATAATATCAACATTGTGTATGCAAACTCAAACACAATTACAAGACATGTATCATGACATGATGCCGATACTACAACACAATCAAAATAGATTATCAAAAATCACTCCCGGGGAATTAAAACTTGGATAAAAGTAACTTCATGGCCAATGCCGAATGGATGCGGGACAATCTTGGACCCGCACTCTGCTTGGCCAAATGGAAACAAGTAAGCCTACACTTGCCCACCGGACTCAACAACAGTTGTTATCATCCGCCACTGCACGCTATTGCCGCAGATCAATTAAAAGATAATCCCGGAGCATTGCATAACACCGATCACAAGAAAGCTCAACGTGTTATTATGTTAAAGAATGAAAAACCCACAGAGTGTAGTTATTGTTGGAATATTGAACAACATGGACAATTGAGTGATAGGCATTATCGTTCAGGCGAACCCTGGGCCGCAGAAGATTACGACGCTATAGTAAATAGTACTGGAAAGGAAGACGATGTCGTACCAAGTTATGTTGAAGTTAATTTTAATCATGCCTGTAATCTTGCTTGCAGCTATTGCAGCCCTCAATTTTCTAGTACCTGGCAAGCGGAAGTTGATCGATGGGGAGGATATCCTACTAGCACTATTCATAACGACCCTAGTCACTTTGTTGGTAGAAACCGCCCTATACCTGCCAGCCATGACAACCCATATGTAACTGCATTTTGGGAATGGTGGCCTACGCTATACCCTAAACTAAAACATTTTAGAATGACTGGTGGCGAGCCACTCATGGATAAAAACACATACAAAGTATTTGATTATGTGTTGGCCATACCCAAACCCGATTTGCATCTAAATGTCACTAGCAACTTTAGTGTAGAACCTGCACTATTTGACAAGTATTTGGGATATGTCAAGCAGTTATGCAACACACAAATAGAACATTTTATGCAGTTTGTGAGTTTAGATTCGGGAAATCCCGAACATGCTGAATATATTAGACATGGTTTAAATTTTCGAAGAATGGAATGGAATGTTAATTCATTCTTACATGAAATCCCATACCGCAATAGTCTTACGTTTATTATTACAATGAACAATCTCAGTGTATTGGGACTACAACAACAATTGGAGTGGATCCTGGCACTACGCAAGTCGTACAGTACCACATACCAACGTGTTTGGTTCGACACTCCACTGTTGCGTAAACCCGAATGGCAAAGTTTACAAATACTTCCTCCTGTATACATTGCAATGTTAGAACGTGTGGCCGACTGGATGGAACTAAATTTAGAAACGGCCGAAGATCCATTTCATGGATTCAAAGACTACGAAGTGCAACGTATGCGTCGGGATATAGATTGGATGAGGGAAGGTAGCAAATTGGATCCTGATTATGTTAAACTACAACGTGCCGACTTTTATAGATTCTTTAACGAACACGACAAACGCCGCAAAACCGATTTCATAGAAACATTTCCGCAGATGCGAGAATTTTGGAACGAATGCGAATACCATGCCAAAAATCAATAACGAAACAGACTCACAGTACAAGCGTCGAGTAATTGACATCAAGTCCAAATCATTCTGCGGGGCAAAATGGTACAATGCCACTATATGGTTAGGCTCGGGGCAAACCACAAGTTGTCATCATCCCTTACCGCATCAAGTCAGTGTCGAGGCAGTGACTGCCAATCCCAAAGCCTTACACAATACTCCAGAAAAGAAACACCAACGTGAGCAAATGCAACGCGGCGAGCGTCCTAGTGGTTGTGAATACTGCTGGAAGATTGAAGATATGCATAAAGACACCGTTGGAGATGTTGCCGAGCCCATCAGTGACCGAGTATACAAAACAGTAATTTATTCAGACAAGGACTTAGATCGAGCATACCGAACACCTGCTGACCAAGACGTGGACCTACAAACTTTGGAAATCGCATTCGACCGAACTTGTCAGTTTGCTTGTTCTTATTGTAACCCTGCTTTTAGTAGCACTTGGGTTAAAGACATTAAACAACATGGTGCCTACACCAACTTGGTTAGTGACGGCAGGAACCATTTTACCCATACCCATAATAGTAGTCAACTTTATAAATTCGGTGAGACTAATCCGTATGTGGAAGCGTTCCACAAGTGGTGGGAATCAAACCTCCATAGAACCCTAAAAGAACTACGCATTACAGGTGGCGAACCTTTAATGAGTGCAGAGACTTGGCGGTTGATTGAATGGTTTAAGACCAACCGAGGCAAGAGTAAGACACGACTTGCCATTAACAGCAACTTGGGCACAGATGTAGATGTGGATAGATTGCTTGCAGCCATTGATGGTGTTGAAGTAGATTTATATACCAGCAACGAAGCACTAGGGGCACAAGCTGAATACATACGTGATGGTTTAGTGTGGCAGGATTGGTGCAACAACGTAGAAAAGTTATTGCAAAGTCAAAAGTTCCGCGGCATTCATGTTATGTGTACAATTAATTTATTGTGTTTAGATAGCTTGCCTGAATTCCTAGATGTCGTAATGAATTGGAAATTGGAATACGGAAAAGATGCAATTAACTTTTCGCTAAATATATTACGCTTTCCAAGTTTTCAATCACTAACCATTCTCCCTAGCGACATTAGACAAAGTTATGCCGGTAACCTATATGCATTCAGCAATAGATGGGGACGCGGCACCCACTTTGATTTGTTTCACGAGTTTGAACAAAATCAGCTAGACCGACTACTTGATTATATTGATGTGGTACAAAAACCACACGAGGAAGCCATGTCACAACAGATACTACAACGTGACTTTAAAAACTTTTATATGCAATATGATCAACGCCGAGGCAAAGACTTTGCCAAAACATTCCCTGCACTGGCCGACTGGTACAATAAACTATAATGAAAAAACACTACAAGTATAACGACCGCAATCCGATATATCCGTCAGCAACTCCCCTTACTGAAGAAGAGTTGGTCCTGGTTACTGAAAGCGAAACATTTTGTATTATCCCTTGGATTCACATGCACGGATTTCCCGATGGTAGAGCTTACCCTTGTTGTTTAAGCGACTATTGGCATCCCATCGGCGACTTCCGCAAAAACACTATGGAAGAGATTTGGAATCAAGAGCCGATTCGAAACATGCGCAAGAACATGTTGGAGGGCAAGAAGTGCAAAGAATGCACCAAGTGCTACGAGATAGAAGACAATGGCATGTTCAGTATGCGTAACAGTTTTTCTCGAGACTTTGGACATCATGTTACTTTGGTTAAAGATACCAAGCCTGATGGAACATATGAAGATTTCAAAATACGCTATTATGATGTGCGTTTTTCTAACATGTGCAATTTTAGATGCAGAATGTGCGGACCAGTGTTTAGCAGCAATTGGTACAACGATCATGTAAAAATGTATGGCAAAAAGCCTGACGTACTAGGACGTCCAATGGAACGTATTGAGTATGCTGGTAGACACAAATACGACATGTGGGAACAACTAGAGCAACACATTCCCTATCTTGACCAAGTGTATTTTGCCGGTGGCGAGCCATTGATCATGGAAGAGCACTACATGATACTGAAAGAGCTGGTGCGCCGTGAACTGTTTCATGTACGTTTAATTTACAACACAAATTTCAGTGAGGTGTTGTACAAAGATCAAGACGTAATGGAAATGTGGAAACTGTTCAAGGTTGTTTCGGTTGGAGCAAGTTTAGACGACAACTATGCACGTGGCGAATACATACGTAAGGGACAGGATTGGAAACAAACTGTAACAAATAGAGAACGTATGCTAAAGATTTGTCCCAACGTAGACTTTTATGTTAGTAGTACTGTAATGTTATACAATGTGGGACACATACCCGAGTTTCACAGAGAATGGGTAGACTTGGGCTTGGTAAGACCCCAGGACTGGAACATAAACTTATGCCAAAGTCCCGAACATGATCGTGCCGATGTGTTACCGCGTTACTACAAAGACATTGCAATTGAAAAAATTCAACGTCATTTGGAATGGCTTGAGCCACTAGACAAATTGACTCGTGCCACCAACGGATACAAAGGTATCATTACATTTTTGAATCAAACAGATAACAGTCATCAACTTGGTGAGTTTTTTCGAGCCAATGATGCCATGGATCAAGTGCGTGATGAAAAGTTTGAAACAGTATTTCCCGAATATAAGGACCTAAGAAGCCATGTTACCTGAAACAATTTGTATGCTACCTTGGGTCAGTATAGAAGCAAGTCCAATGGGCACAACCCGTCCCTGTTGTTTGGCACAAGAAGAAATTACTGACACTCACGGTAACAAAATAGATTTACGTACAAGTACACTACAAGACGCATACAAAAGCGAATACATGCAAGACTTGCGTAGACAATTTCGTGCAGGCAAACGACCCAACACTTGCAGAATGTGTTGGGAAGAAGAAGCCGCAGGCAGAGATAGCAAGCGTATACACAGCCGTGTACGTCTTAAAGAATTATATCCACAAGTTGATTGGCAGAATGATACTCCGGATCAACTGTGGTTTATAGATTTAAAACTGGGCAACATCTGTAATTTAAAATGTCGTATATGCGGATCATGGAGTAGTAGCAAGTGGGCCGCAGAAGAAATGGATTACTTGCCTGCAGGAGCAGACAAGAAAAAGCACGTTGCATATACTTGGTTAAAAGCCGGTAAGTGGCCCGAAGAATCGCCAGACTTTTGGGAGAACCTTAAAGCACTGTTACCCAACATACGATACTTTGAGTTTACTGGCGGTGAGCCTTGGTTGATACAAGAACATTTTGATCTACTACAATACGCAGTGGATCAAGGTTACAGTCGAAACATCGATATACACTACAATACCAATGCCACACAAACACCATTACCTCATGTGCCTATGTGGGCAAATTTTGGACGTGTGGATATTGCATTTAGTATCGACAATGTAGGCAAGAGATTTGAATATGAACGTTACGGTGCCAATTGGGCAGAAGCTAACGGTAATATTGACCGAACACATTTTGCCAAAAAAGACATGTGCCCCAATATCACAACACAGTTATGCTTTACCATCAACATACAAAATGTCTACTACCTAGATGAATTGTTGGCATGGGCCGACACAAAAGGTTTTGGTAGCGTATATTTTAATATGTTGCAAAGTCCCGAACGCATGAACATACAACGCATGACACCGCAAGCACAAGAGTTGGTATTGAACAAATTAAAAACACATTTTTGGACCAGCACCAAGTACCAACAAGAAATTGATAATGTTATTCGCTTTATTGAAAACGGCACAGGTAGTGACGGCACCGAGTTTGTAAAAAATATGAAACAAACAGATGCGTACCGTAAACAAAACTTTCTAGATACACATCCTGAAATAGCCAGGGCAATGGGTTATGAGTAAGATTGTATTGATAACTCATCCCACTGATTTAACATCATTTAATGCCACATATTTAGAACCAATACTTGATAAGTATTTTACAGTTGTATATTATGATCGAGATTTGAAATATCCTAAATCATCTGTAGCAATAGTAGGCAAGACAAATAACAATTGGTATACGAAATTAAATACTAAAATTGCGATTGTTAACTTATGGGAAAAAGATAAACAACGTACTAACTTTCCCTGTTTCAACATCGCAAACAAGAATTGGTTTTGGTACAACGAATCACTGTGGTATAAAAAGAATGGATACGATTTGTATATACCAAACAAACAATATACCCATACTGCATTCATGCAAATGCGTTTACAAAAACCCAATAGAGATAAATTGTTAAATAAATTACAACCATATTTAGATAATATGATCTATAGTTATGTTGCCAAAGGAATTTATTTACCCAAAGACCTACCGCACGATTTAGATACGTTAACCGGTAATTTTCAACGAAACTTTAACCCATTATGGTACGACAATACTTATTATAGCATTGTTGCAGAAACTCATATCGACGACACTACGATATTTCCCACTGAAAAAACGTTTAAACCTATAGCATTTTTACATCCATTTATGATACTAGGACAATTTAAAATTTTATCTTATATTAAAAGTTTAGGATTTGCAACATTTGATAACTTGTTTGACGAATCTTATGATAATGTAAAAAATTATAATTTAAGAATAGATAATATAGTAGAGAATGTTAAAAACTTTATTTTAGAATCATATAGTAAAGAAACAGTAGATAAATTAAATCATAATAAAGAATTATTTTTTAATCAAAAAATAGTCGAGCAAAGAATAGTCAATGAAATAATAAATCCCTTAATAGAATATGCAGAAACCTAATACCTTGTGTATGGCACCGTGGACACACACGTACCTAAGTCCACAAACAGAACGACGTATGTGTTGTGCGTCGCGAGAGCCCGCACAGAATTTTGAACAGTATATTGATACGGAATCTGGCACCGGACGATATATACCCGTCACACTAGACGAACATTGGAACAGTGATCATATGCGTTCAGTCAGACGCAGGATGATAGCAGGAGAGACACTCCCCGAGTGCGAAGTATGTAATGATCGACTGTTGAATACCTCGGTTTACCGCAGTTATTTTAATCAACTGTTTGGTGATAAGTACAATGAAGCAATTGCTTCCACAGATGAAACAGGTCGCACTAGCATGAAACCTGTAAGCTGGGACTATCGGTTCAGCAATCTCTGTAATTTTAAATGCCGTATGTGTGGCGATATGTTAAGCAGTGCTTGGGAAACCGAGCAACGCACACACCGCATGATCGACTACACCAATCCCAAGAACAATTGGATGCGACCTGAAGTCAAAAAACAAATTGAACAATTCCAAGCGACTCAAATTGAACAAGAGTTTAGCGACGCAGTAGAAGAACATAGGGTTGAGGAAGTCTACTGGGTAGGTGGCGAACCGTTGATGTACGAACAACACTGGAGGTACATGCAACGCATAGTTGAATTAGGAGACGGTCCACGTGTTTATGCTAGATATAATACTAATCTTTCCCGTGTTAATTATCGTGGCATTGATTTGTATACGGACATTTTGGCAAACTTGCGTGACTGGCAAATTTGTGCCTCGCTCGATGGAACAGGAGCAATTGGCGAATATATTAGAACAGGCCTTGAGTACAATCGGTGGCTTGAGAACTTCCGTAGAGGAACTGAGATTGCAACTAATGCTAGACAGATGCGAATCGATTTCACACTCACGTTGCCAGGAATGTTTGAATGTGGGCGAGTGCAAGCTCTTGGAAAAGAACTTGGTGCGGAAATCCTTGCCAAAGTAATTTTTAGTTTTAGCCCGGACATAGTTATGAGCCCGTTAGCACTACCCCGGGAGTTATTACATTCTTGGATAGATGAAATATTGGGTGACACCCCAGGGGGTATTAACCATATACCTGATAACAGTCCCTTACGAGACATACTAGTCCAGCTAAAAACTAGACAGACATTTGAGGAACAATGGCCTGACACTTATCAAAGTGGGCTAATAAAGGGCAAACAACGTATACTAGAGCTTGAAAAAATTCGAAAAGACGTGTATACTATGAGAGACATACTCGCGGAACGTCCACAAGTATTAAAATGGTGGGATAGCATTGAAACAAGTTAAAGTCGTATTACGCAATCCGTTAAACAAACGAGATCAAATTGATTACACAATAGATGTAAACGATTCGCCTATGGGCGAGTTATGGTTCTCTGCATTGCAGGACTTATTGCGTAACAACAATTACTTAGAGAAGAACTTTTGTTTTCTTGGCTTCCCTGATAGTGCAAGAAACTTAGACTTTATATGCAAAGAGTTAAATTGGGCAACGAATAAAATCAATAAATTCTTTGGACAAGAATATTGGATACCTGAAGTATATTTGCCCAGTACTATGCGTACAGGATTTGACCCCAATCAAGAGGTAATGAATAGGCTACATAATCACTTTGAACATTTACAAGGAACTGTGTGGGAGTTAAGTGATTATTACCGACGTGCAGACTATGAAACAAAATTTGCAATACGACAACTAAACAATTTATGTCACGAAGCAGAAAGTTTAATGTTAAGTCAACGCAAACAAGCAACACAACCTGAATGGGTACGACCCAGTCAAATAACAACTTTTTTAAACGCACCTAGGATAGATTTCCCCAATGAACATAAAACTTCTTTTGACGAAACTAGATACGATAGACGATTCGGGGAAGTCTACCTCCATTGGACGCAGATTGGTAAAACGCTTTATGAAGTCTATCGTGATGAGCATGGAGTGGATATCGATAGTGCTACTTGTGATGCTATTACTCATTTACGCTATTATAGTGGAGAGTTTGATATTGAGTGGGCACAAGATGTTATCTTTAATGGACCGCATCCGTGGCACACACGAGAAATGACTGGATTTAGAGAGTGGTTGCATCGTAACGGATTTGATACCGAAAATACCGAATACAATTATGGATATCACGCTGTCGGGCAAGTGGAATTACAAAAAAGTTTTGGAACTACTGACTTTAAAAAAGTTTGGCCCATACTGTCTAAGTACCTTGATATTGTAAGTATAGAAGCAGGAGATGCACAGGCAGTATACGATTATACCTGGACCGACACAGATTATTATCAACAACAAATTGAACGAATGAGACCGGGATATGATTTTAGCAGCCGGTGACAGTTTTGTTTATGGCAGCGAGTTGGCTGATGTTACATCAATCGTTCCTAGTAAAAATACATTTACTGCATTATTAGGTGCTACCGAAACGGTCGCCTGGCCCGGATATGGCAATGACAGTATAGCACGTACTGTTATTGAACGATGCGAACAAGGCGATGTCACAGGAGTCGTAACAAGTTGGACTTTTCCGGGCCGATACGAATTTAGATTCAACTACAATACTTATCAACGCAAAAGTCCGTGGTACACAATCAATTCCTGGACCAGCAATCTCGACATTGAAAATATCAAAAAAGAATTTTTTAATCAAGACGAAAAAACATCAAAACATCTATTGGATAATGCATTGCGAGCAAAAAATTTAGGTATCAATGATTTTGCACGAGTGTTTTACCAACATGTGGGCAATAGCGAGTATTGGGAAATATACAGTAGCCTTAAAGAAATTGTTTATTTGCAAAACTATCTAAAACTAAAATCAATTCCGTATATGTTTACTTGTGCCGATACTTACATGTTTTATCACAACACCGAAATTGATGCTACTCTTAAAAGTTTATTTGGTCAAATTGATTTCGACAAATGGTATTTTTTCCCAGAAGGTGCAGAATGGGAAACAACTACCCCGAGAGGTTTTTACCAATGGGCAGTAGAGAATAAATACCCAATGGGAGCCATGCATCCACTGGAACCGGCTCACCTAGCTGCTGCCGAACTAATGAAGGAAAAATTCAATGAACTGGTTAAAAAGTCTATACAACCGAGCGGTGCTTGAAATACGCTACCGAAAAAAATTACGCGAACTACGCAAACGAGATCCATTTATTTACAAATGATATTGACTCTAGGCGATAGTTTTACTTATGGGTCCGAGTTGGCTGACCGTCCCATGAACTACTCTGTGACTACACATTTACCTCCCAGCAGTTTTGCTTGGCCCGTCTTGTTAGCAAAAAAATTAAATACAACGGTTGATAACTTGGCATTGCCCGGGGCCAGTAACGCTAGAACATTTAGGTTGGCGATGTCAACAACAGTAAAGAAAAAATATGATATTGTGGTTTGTGGGTGGACTGAATTATCACGACTTGACATCCAGTATCAGGACACAGATTTTCCGGTCACAATCAATTCGGGAAAATGGTTTAAAAATGAGTTACCTTGGATTGACGATTACTATAGATTAAGTTATAATGAAAAGCATGCAGCCGAAACATGGTTGTCGCAATTGGTGGCATTACAGGATTTTTTTAAATACAACGGTCAAAGATACTTGTTTTTGAGTATGCAAGGGTATGGTATACTGCCAGGATTTCTTGGGACAGACACAATAGAAAACTTTGTAGAATTAGAAAAACGAATTGATCGACAATACTATCTCAATTGGCCCAACGGCGGCATGGTAGATTGGATGGCAGATTGTCCAAAAGGTCCTGGCGGACATCCGCTAGAACTAGGGCACGAACGAATAGCAGATAAAATTTATGAACATATTAGGAGTCTCGGCTGGCTTTCATGATGCCGCAGTAACATTATTATCACCTGCGGGTGAGATATTGTTTGCCGCACACAGTGAAAGATACAGCAAAATTAAAAACGATCCCAACATACATTCGGAAATGGTATGGGATTTGGTCAACGCTGAGAATTGTTTCGGGCTTGATACCATTGCCTATTACGAACGTCCCTTGTATAAACAAGCACGGCAGTGGTATTCGGGACAGGGTATTGAATGGAACAAATTAATCGCACGTAAAATATTACGAGATCAAATACGAATATTTGATTTCTCCAGTGTACCAGTTAAGAGTTATAATCACCATTTAAGCCATGCGGCAGCAGGATTTCAAACAAGTCCATTTGATCGTGCTACAGTGGTTGTTATTGATGCTATAGGTGAATGGGATACTATCAGCATCTGGGGCGCAGAATACAACGGCCGAGGTGAAGCAACTTACAAACGCTTATGGGGACAACGGTATCCGCATAGCATAGGATTGTTTTATAGCGCAATGACACAACGTTGTGGCCTAAAACCCAACGAAGAAGAATATATTACAATGGGCATGAGTGCGTATGGTACTAATGTGTTTGATGACTTGGTACAAACTGCAGTAATTGAAAACGAGTGGGAAATTAGATTAAAGCAAAATTTACACTTGGGCTTTACTGAAGACTTTTTTAAGGAAGCTGGTGTAGAGGAAATGGCACGCAGTGCACAAAACGTAGCCGAGATATTGATATTGAATGTTATGTATCGTGCCAAGAAGTTAGGCTGGAGTAATAACTTATGCTACATGGGCGGAGTCGCACTTAACTGTAGTGCCAATAGACACATAGGAGCTTATTTTGATAATGTATGGATTATGCCAAATCCTGGCGATGCTGGTAGCAGTCTTGGTGCTGCGGCACTTGCGTATAAAAAACGTGTTAATTGGCGCGATGCTTTTCTTGGCCATGATATACCTGGTGCCTATCCTGTTAACGACGTACTTGATCACTTACTTAGTGATAAGATTGTTGGTGTGGCTAGTGGTCGCGCAGAATTCGGACCTAGAGCCCTGGGAAATAGAAGCCTACTCGCGGATCCGAGAGGAAGTGAAATCAAGGACCAAGTAAATGAAATCAAACGCAGACAAAAATTTAGACCTTTTGCGCCGGTTATTCTTGAAGAATATGCCCCGGAGTATTTTGACATGCCTCGGGGCTTTGCTACTAGCCCTTACATGCAGTCAGTGGCTCATTGCCGCCATCCCGATCTATTTCCTGCTATTGTACATCACGATGGAACAAGTCGAGTACAAACCGTTGGACGAGACGGATCGGGAATAAGAGAACTACTAGAAAAATGGTTTGTTATGACCGGATGCCCTATGTTGCTTAACACAAGTCTAAACATACGTGGCGAACCCATGGTAAACGATCGTACAGATGCAGATCGTTTTGAACAACTATATGGTGTACGGGTGTGTTCATGAATGTAAATGCCACTGTACAATTTGCCAACAACGCTAGGTTATTTTTAATAGATAATTTTTTTAGCGAGGAACTAAACAATCAAGTGTTTGGTACTTTTATGTCGTACAACGACACTAATACCAATTGGGGCAACACTACAAATTTTGAACACAAACCTGGACGGAAGGTATATACTGGATCCGTCGGCAACATAGATGCTTATGTACAAACACCTGCGGTATTGGATCAAATTCGCACACTATTAGGTAAACCGGTAAAATATCTAAGTTCAAGTATGTGGGTAGACCTTCCGGGATATACAATTTCACCACATTACGATATTGATGCTTTTGAACATGCTGTACAAATATACATGACCGATCCTTCAAAAAATTTTGAAATGATGGGAACCGCATTTTATTTAAATAACAAACAACTGATGTTTGAAATACCTTATAGAAGAAACTCGGGCTATCTAATAGACACTGCTCAAAGTATACTACACGGACTACATCATTCAATACCGCCGGGATTTTTACGATATAGTGTTTACATGAGATTTCGAACATGAGAGTATTAATAATGGGCTTACCGGGTGCAGGTAAAACCACATTGGCATCGGCATTAAAGCCCGCATTGGAAGTTGCGGGCTATACAGTGGCTTGGTTCAATGCCGATGCGTTGCGAGCACAACACAATGACTGGGACTTTAGTGGTGCTGGTAGAATGCGTCAAGCCGAGCGTATGCGTGAAGCAGCCGACGGTGAAGTTTGTGATTTTGTCATATGCGACTTTGTTTGTCCGTTATTGACAATGAGATTTGTATTTGCACCGCATTTTGTTGTGTGGGTAGACACTATAAAGGAAGGCAGATTTGAAAGTACAAACCAAATATTCAATCCACCCAAGTCATGGGATGTTAGGGTTGACTCTCAAGATACTGAGCAGTGGCTTCCTGTAATCCTGGAACGGTTGGTTTCTGCTCGCAAACGTCTCGTAGTCCAAGAACTAACTCATTCCAACAACGATCAATAAAATTTTGACTATAAAATAAGTTGTAATTATAGTCTAGCACACCCTGCATTTCTTGTAGAGTAAATTCCAAATCCTTTTCACTTAGCGTACAAATCCTTTCCAATACTTCGCCTACCGCCTGCATACGTGCAACAGGATCTTCAATCGTATCGTAACTCTCATCCCACCAATAATCAAAAGTTTGAAATCCGTAACTACGCAAATACTCTAGGTTATGTGCAGGGCCTACTAGTATAAATGGCATGCGGCTCACAATGGGTTTAAATATCTTTTCGGTTAAATGACATTTACGTTCCCAATAACAAGTTTCGGTTACAACATATACAAAACTTTCTTGAGATTCGGCAACTGCACTCAACGCAAAACTATTATTGGGAATCAAGTGCTGGTCTTTAAAATCGATACGTAAAGGTAATTGTATTTTATTGATATTGCTGATTGCTTTATCTGCCACTTCTTTGCTAATTAATCGTTCATCAACTGCTGACAATAAATTTTCTGCGTAGTTCTTTTGGTTGTCGGGACAAACATCACCGTAACTGACATGGCCTTGATCCAGTATGTTACACTCGATTAACTCGCTGATAAATAAACTACGATACACCCGTCGGTTGCTGGTCAATCTATTAAACGTGATGTATTTTTTCTTTAGTTTTCTTGTTGCAGGATTGACCAATCTTGAATCATATTCGATCCCTCGAAACCAATCGTGAGCAGCAAACACATGATGAAAATAATACACAACTGGCCATCCGTATCTTTGTTGAATCAATTCTAGAGGATCGCTGTTCTTTTCGGTAGTAACCAGTATGAACGGACCTTGACAATTGTCTCTAACGTAATCTAGTAGTTTGAAATTGTATTCACCCAAAATTGGTTCTTGATCGTAACAGATAAACATTGGTCCATCTACTACATCTTTGTCGGTATGCCCGATGTCATCGGCAATACGTTCAAGATTTTCTGGTTGAGTTGCTCCGTAAGGCAGTAGATAAAGTAGTCTGCGATATGTTACAATAGTGCTTAAATAATGAAAGATGTTTTCGTAATGACTGTGAATATTATACATGTTTGATGTGTTTTACAAAGGGCCCAAGCCCAATTTGTTTGCTTTTGAAAAACCTGCAACGAGTTTGGAGGATGCAGCACGTCAGAGTCGAACCAAGTACTACTGGTTTATTTATGGACTCAATGATTACAGTAGTTTTGATTTTGATTATGTTCCGGTTCCGTGGCAAAGCGAGTATATACACACCTGGCCCAATCAATGGCAACCGGATGGAGAAGTGTATCTAGCCAAACGAACCAACAGTGGACAACCGCATTATCATGAACAAATCGTTCGCAGACTGGGAGTAAAAGAGTATTGGCATATTCCGGACTATATAGATCCTGAGACTGTAGATACTACTTGGTGTCCAGATCCACTGGAACCCGCTTACATATACCATTTCCCCAGTCAACATCAAAGTTGTAGCGGAGTTACTTATACTGTCCCGGGAGCAACCGAAGTAAAATTAGTAGATGCATTTGTTGTCAAGGCACTGCCCAATCCCGCTAGATTTGGGCACAATATTGCAGTAACTGACTTTGATTACAGTTGGCATCCTAACGTGCTAGATCCTGCATACACTTATGTGTTTGGCAATCAATGGAATCCGGCTACTCTAGAAGCCACTGTGGTATATCATGTAGATGGGGCAACCGAAATCAAGTACATGGAACCAATTGCCACAGTAGCGTCTGATATGACCAATTGGGAATCGCTAGATGACATTGAGGAATTTGATTACAGTTGGAGGCCCAATCCCACAGAACCTGCTTACATTTATGTATTTGGCAATCAATGGCTAACGCCCGAGCAACGTCCGGCATTAAAATATGTTGTTCCCGGTGCTACTGAGATAAAATACATGGACATGCCCAAGGCCACCAGAACCAGCAAGCCCGAACTGTTTGTAACACATTACGACTGCGAGTTTGATTATAGTTGGGAACCTGACCCTGGGTCACCGGCGTATAACTATGTATTTGGTAATCAATGGTATCCGGGCGAACAAATGCCCACAGTAGAATATAGGATGTCGGGAGCAACAGAAACAAAATTTGTTGATGTACCGGCACGACTATTACCAACAACTCTTAATTGGCAAACTCGAATTGACTGTGAGTTTGATTATAGTTGGTGTCCCGATCCCGGAGACCCCGCCTACATCTATGTATTTGGTAATCAACATTGGCCTGCAATAAAAATGCCCACAGTTGAATATCATGTACCGGGTGCTACAGAATATAAATTTTTAGATTATCCCGTGGCAAAATTATTGCCAAATCTTGATGCTTGGCAAGTACCTGAAGAAATCGATGCTGACAACATTGACTACAGTTGGGTGCCCGATCCCGGAGAGCCTGCTTACATATATCACTTTGGAACAGACTATCAACAAAGCATTGGATTGACTTATACCGTGCCCGGAGCAACAGAATTAAAGTTTTGGGGCGACATACCTCGAGTCAAGCGAGAACAAACTGCGGTAAAAGCACTAGAGATATTCTTTATTGATCGCGGCAATGCCAAGAGCCTGGTACGTTACGAAATACTACAAGCACTTTACGAAAATGTAGTCAAGGTTCGTTATGCAAACAGCCTGTTTGAAACCATACAAAGATGTGTGACTCGTGCACAAGGCAATCGGTTTTGGGTCATTAGCAGCGAATACAATTACAACGACTTTGATTTTTATTGGCACGCCGAACCCTGGCAAAGTTATATGACGCATGTGTTCCCGAGTCAACATAACAAGTGGAGCGATACATTTTTAATAAACCGATGGGAATTTGAACGCCATGCAAAATGGGCCACCGGCCTAGAACAGTTTCCCAATTTAAACTTTGTTCAAGATCAAATGGTTAACCGGACCGAAGCCACTGCGGACATTTACTACGTAGACCATGCCAATCCCGAAAGCAATGATAATTACAACTATCTTAAAGTAGAAGTGGGAGAAGTAATACGCACACGTTTTGCGGGCGAGTATTTGGACGTATTAAAACGTATTGTGAACACGGCAGAAACAGAATATGTTTGGGTGGTTAGCAGTTTATGTCGGTACAACTATTTTGATTTTACTTGGGAACCTGAACCTTGGCAACGCGAAATGATACACTGCTTTGCCAATTACGGAGAACAACGTGGGGACACATTTTATATACACGTAGAATCATTTAAACGGCAAATGATTGAACTTGAATTATTGGATTGGTTTAACGTTATCAACTATGTCAGCACTAACACAGTCAGCAGGTATCCTACCCCAATACACTACTACGAAGGTGACGATTTAATCACCGAAATTAAAAACTATGATTTTAAAACTCCTTACGTGACATTTACAAATCAACAAGACCTAAGTTTGTTTTTAACAAACTGTTTGTGGAGCGAAAAGGATCGCACAGTAGTACGAGCAACTAGGTCGGGGGCAACTTGTATAGTACCCCGAGATATTAAACGATATTTACGAACACAAATATACGACTATCCCTATTTGGACAAACATCACTACATAAACGAGTACTACAATAATAGTCTATTTCCCGGAATAGATATAGTTTACATCAGTAACGGCGAACCCGATGAGGAAAAGTGGTACGACACACTATGCTATGTGTCTAATAACACCGGTAGTGAAGTAAAATGGATACGTGGAGTCAATGGCAGAACTGCTGCTTACCAAGCAGCTGCCAGGGCAAGTACTACCCCGTGGTTCTTTGCGGTGTTTGCCAAAATAGAAGTTGATGTTCATTTCCCCTGGCGAGATTGGATGCCGGACTATTGGCAAGAACCCAAGCACTATATCTTTAATGCACGTAATCCGGTTAATGGGTTAGAGTACGGCCACCAGGGTGTAATAGCATACAACCGACGACTAGTCCTTGAAAATAACTCACCTGGGATAGACTTTACACTATCACAACCGCACGAATCGGTGCCGATATTGTCAGGCGTGGCACATTTTAATCAGGATCCTTGGATGACGTGGCGTACTGCATTTAGAGAAGTAATAAAGTTAAAGCACTTTGATGCAACGGCACCTACACTAGAAAACAGTCATAGACTTGACGTATGGTGCACACAGGCCAAGGGAAAGTACAGTGATTACTGTCTAGCAGGGGCCCGTGACGCAGTTGCTTATTATGAAGAGGTAAATGGAGATTACGAGCTACTCAAATTGAGCTTTGAGTGGGATTGGTTACGAACAAGATTTGAAGCAGTTAAACTTCGTTATGGGATTTAACGAAAGTACTCTCGAATAGTTCTAACTATCTTTTCAACTTCACTGTCATAAAGTTCGGGATAGATTGGCAGTGATAAACATTCTCTGGTAAACTTTTCCGCTTCCCAATTGTTCGCGTCTGGAGCAAAACTACGGCCCACAAACTCCTCGTACAATGTACGAGTATAGGTCATTTTTGATTCAATATCGTTGTAGTCTAGGTGTTTCTTTAACTGTATTCTATTGGGCACACGGACCACATACTTGCTCCAAGCATGAACTGCACCCGGAGTGGCAACAGGTACTTCTACATATTCTTGTAGCTCACGTGTATAATATTCAGCAATTTCGCTACGACGTGCTTGCCATTTATCAAAGTGCTTGAGTTTCATGGCCATAACGGCACAATCTACTTCGCTCATTTTACTGTTAATGCCTGGCATTTCATGTCCGGTATGTTTGCCATTATCGCGTAAATTTTTAACCAGCTCATATACCAATATATCATCAGTCAGTATCATACCACCCGACCCAAAATTGTTTAGATTCTTTGTAGGATCAAAACTCAGCACACTGATGTCGCCCATCTTGCCTGAAGGAACTCCATTGAAACTGGCTCCAAAACTCTGTGCAGCATCTTCAACAACACGTACTTGATCACTGCCAAAGAATTGAGTCATTATTTTAAATCTATCCCAATCTACAGTATTACCAAAAAGGTTAACATACATTACAGTTTGGATCTCGGACCCCATTGCTTGATCAGCCAGTCCCAAATCTATTAACCCGTTTGAGTCTACGTCACAGATTTTTAAATTTGCATACTTAGATAGTACTGCCGAGTTCATGGTGGCAATATAGCTAACTGCAGGTATTAAAAGACCGGGTTTTTCACTGGAAACTAACGAATTTAATGCAAAAACCAATCCGGTAGTGGCACTATTTACTGCAACGGCATAATTGCGATTTAACCGATGAGCTATTTCAAGTTCAAATTTCACAGTGTATTCCCCGTCCAAAACTCGTCCGGTACTTAATACAGTGTCGGTTATATCCAAGACTTTGCGTTTTAAATTTTGGTATTGGCGATTAACGCCATACATTTTTATAGTTTTTGTTGACATCGTTTATAATAGCCCATATATGTTTTCAACTTTGTGATAAATGTTGGGCTCTAATAATTTATGCAATTCTTGTGTGTTATTGGGGAATTTTTCTATTCCATATGATTTAAAAGTTAATCCATACTTATAAATCATAATGTGTTGAATTGCTGCTTCTTGTAATATATTTAAATTATACTCACTAAGATCAAAATAATAGTTATTGACAATTGATGTACATATATGCTCAAAATTCCAAGAAAACTTTAACGTATTGTGTTGTATTTTTTGCCACTCTTTATATATTGGCAACCACTTGATTAAACGATCTTTATCTATTTTTAAATTTAAATAATTGAAAATTTTATTCAATGCGTTTTCGCCATCATGCCAAATTTCTTGGCTATCTAATAATAGATGAGGTAAAGAAAAATCTATTTGTTCTTTAATGTTGTTGAATGCGTATGGCCTGACGTTTAATGCATAAATTTCTCTAAGATCCCAGACCGACAAAGGAGTATATTCGTTTTTAAAAAATACATCAAAATAATCACAAATTGACTCGTCAACAGATGTATATTTTTTAGTATTCAGCAATTGACGATCCAGTGCACGTACAGATAATTGATATACAGGGGAGGAACTTAAATTAAAATAAATCAAAGCAAAATTATTTTCGTGACATAACCGCCAAATTTGTGCAAAATCTTGTCTTGTATGATTTGCTATAATATTATGATTTGATTCCTTTAAAGATTCGTCCAATGGAATAGATAATTCTCGAGCAGCTATATCCCAATGTAATTGTATAGGGTAAAGAGATAGCAGCTTGTGGCCTGATACGCCATTGAAGCTTTTGATGTAACTTGAAGTTTCTGCTTGACCACTAGGATGATTTTTTCGATGACCATGTGCATTGGTCTTGGACAAAGGATTAGATACTAACGGAACCCAATTGTTTTTAGCATAAAAATCATCTTGTTTTGCCAGCCAGTACACGCTCCAATCGACGAACGTACATCCAATTGCAACATCACTCATCAAACAAAATCGATTTGTCATTTTATTTGTGTACTCCAATATGCACTCTCTCGAAACCATTTGTGGTACCGTTTAAACCCTTCTTTGATGTTTATTTTAGGATCGTACCCGAGTTCCTCTCGGGCTTTATCTATATTTAATCTTCCACGACTAGGGAAATCGGGATCTTTGTCCTGTATGTCTATTTTGCCGCGGCCTGCAATTTTAATACATAATGCAGCAGCATCAAGTAGCGTAATTTGTTTACTAGCACACCGAGTCATATTGTATATGTTGCCATTGGCTTCTGGTTTGGTTGTTGCAAGTGCTATACCCAATGCCACATCATCTACGTGTGTGAAGTCTAGTGATTCGTTTGCCCCACGTACTGTGATTGTTTGATCACGCATCGCTGCCAGCATAAACTTTGAAACAACTCTATCTTCCACGTCATATTCACCATATACAGCAGAGGGCCGTACAATAACATGATCAAAGCAGTTACGACGAGTATAGTCTTTGACAAGGTGTTCGCCCATTAGTTTCATGATGCCATACTGCCCTGCAGGATTACAGTCAGCAGTTTCTCGAACACCATCCTGGAAGTTTCCGTAAACCATACTGCTACTGACATAAACAAATTTGGGCACTTTGTAATTTTTTGTCAGTTCTAGTAGGTTCATTAGTGCCGGGCCCATAACATCTGCACCCACCAACGGATCACGGGCAAATACTTTTTGTCGGGGGAAACCGGCAAGGTGTATAACACAGTCCGCATCAAAAGAGAATGTTCGCACCACATCTTCCATTGCTTTATAGTCTCTAAGATCAATATGATGTACACTGGCACGAATACGACTACGTCGTTGACTGTATAGATAACTTAATTCGTCTTTGTCCACAAAGCCATAGTCAGTGACACTGTCAATTATAATACATTCGTGACCCATGGCTTCTAGATGTCTTACTACATTGTGTCCAATGAAGCCAGCACCGCCTGTTACTAAATACCGCATTCTAATAACCTTTCTTTAGATTTTACAATAGTTTTAATTTCTTCAAACAACTTGGGTTTGCGTTCATCAAACATTTTTGGTAATTCATTGTAAAAATGTTCATGGTTGTATTGTAATATTGGGTGCATGGCTGTGTACACTTTATTAATTTTTTCTATAGACCAATTACTGATCTCAAGTATTAAATGAAACATTGCCTCTAACCGTTGATTGCCAATTAGATTGTCATAATCTTCATCCCAAAAATCACTGAATGTTTTAAATCCCAATTTTTTTAATAATTGTAAACCACCTTTATTTGAATCTAATATAAATGGTTGGAAAAAAGCGATTGGTTTAAACGTTTTTTCAGTTAGAAATGCATACTGTTCTGCAACATACGTTTCCATGACCACTGAACAAAAACTATCTGTATAATAATGTGGTTGGCCATAAGACCAATCATTACGATCAAACGTATCTCCATTGATTTTTATTGGGATATTTAAATTTAGTTCTTCTAAATTTAATTTTTTTAGATACCACGGTACACCATCTGATGTGCAAGCATCAGATATATCTTTAAACGAATTAAAATCCGTTCTATGAAGTTCGCCTAAATAACTAAAATAAAATTTATCTTTCATTGAAAATTTTTCAAGAAAATAATATAAAGACTGTCTGTGTGGGCTAGCCCTATTATTGAGACTTAAAAAATGACATTTTTTTGGTGCGTTTAGATCAATATCTAATTTTCCTATGTGACTAGAATAATATGAATATAACAATGGTTCTTCTATTTCTGTATATTGATTTGTGTATTCTGTTTTAATGAAATCTGAACATGGGTGTGGAGTTATAAATATATGATATTTTTTTACCTTACCAGTTTTGTCATATAAAAATTTCTCTAAACATAACAATTTGTCAAAAAATTCCCAATTCACATATTCTCCCAAATAAAGATTAACAACTACTTTGCTTTCTATGTCTGGGGGTGCATATCTATCTGGCTCATTATAGATCTGAGATATACTTAAATTTTTGGAATCTACAAAGGTATCTAATCCGTCCAACAGTGTTGGTGCACTGCACCTTGGTAATGGATTCATTATACTGCCATTTCTGCTTTTATGGCATCCAGTGATTGATAGCCAACCAATCTAATATCCGCCATAGTAAACTTGTCTATGTCTTTTACTTCGGGATTGAGCCATAGTTGTGGCGCAGGCAAGGGTTCACGTTTCAATTGTTCATTTACCTGCTGTATGTGATTAAGGTAAATGTGAGCATCACCGAGAACGTGAACAAACTCACCAATGGCTAAATTGCACACTTGAGCAATCATATGCGTCAACAAGCTGTAGCTTGCCACATTAAATGGAACCCCTAAAAACATATCACAACTTCGTTGGTACATCTGGCAGGACAACTCATCCCTTCCACCAGGTACTGATCTTACACTAAACTGGGCCAACACATGACAGGGCGGCAGGGCCATGTCGTCTAACTCTCCGGGATTCCATGCAGTCAAGATGTGTCTACGACTGTATGGATTGGTTTGAATGTCGTTGATCAGAGTGGCCAATTGGTCAACCACAACTGGTTCTCGTTCACTGCTGCTGATCCAGCGAGATCGATTGGTTTGCCATTGACGCCATTGTACTCCATATACTCTACCAAGGTCGCCCTCAAATCGGGCTCGCGGTCGCCAATAAGGTGCTTGGGCATTGGCAGTCCAAATGGTGTCTTTTGGGGAGTTTTTATCCCCGTGTAAGATTTCCCGTAGGCGTCGTTCGTCCCCGGAACCTTCAATGAACCAAAGCAGTTCACTAACAATGGATTTCCAAGCCAGTCGCTTGGTAGTAACTGCTGGAAAGCCTTGTCTTAGATCGTATCGTTGTTGTAATCCGAACAAGCTGATGGTGCCTGTGCCTGTTCGGTCTTGGTGTTTAGTACCCGATTCGAGTACTTGTTTTAGTGCGGATAAGTATTGCTTCATATTATGTATTATACGTTAATTAATTGAAAAAGCAATAATACTGGTGATGTTATTTCGATCTTCTAAAGATTGATTCGTAAACAACAAAAGTACAGTTGTCTTCTGGTGCAGCACTTGCACTACGCATTAATCGTCCTGACAACAATAATTTAAGATTAATTTTTGTGTCTGCACGATAAGAACCTTTGATATGTGTCAAGTATATTCTGTCATAGATACTTTCGCATTGTTCTAATACATCGGCCCCGCCAATAACCCAAATAGTTCGATCAGGATTGGCTTGCTCTAATTTTAGTATCTTGCTTACTATGTCGCCCTTAATTTGGTGTACACTATCTGCGATCATTCTATTACTAACAACGTATACAGTACGATCCTTGAGTGTTTTGGGCATCTTGGGATCATCGTATGTGCGTCGACCCATAACAACAATGCCACCAGTAGTGAGATTTTTAAAATGTTTCAAGTCATTGGAATTATGAGGCCAAGGCAATGAGCCCTGAAGACCCAAGCCGCCGTACATGTCAGCAGCAAAGATTGCATTTATCATAGATTTTTTAGTAAGTTATCGGTAATGGGTTGTACAGTTTTGGCCACGTTGTCGATACTGATATGAAAATCCACATCGTCGATCACGTGATCCAATGCTTTTAATTTTTCGTTAATGATGCGTTCAACAATTTCTGGTGCTGCACCTTCTTCGAGCATTTCGGCTATGTCAACATCAACACTGGTTCCGTCTTTTAAATTAACAGTTATGTATTGTAAAACATCAATGGGCACTTGTTCTTTAGAAATTTCTTTGAGTAACCGTTCCCATTGAGTTTTTTTGTTTAAATTAAGCCGCCGACTTCGCGGAGGGTTTGGCTTTTTTGGCTCTTGTGGGTTTGACATTTTTCGCAGGGGATAAATCATTTGCTTCCGCTTCTAATCTTTTGGCTTCAGCAAGTAATTGTTCTGCTTGCTTTTTCATTGTTTCTGCTTGTGCAACTCGTTGAGCTGCTAAATCAGTATCACTCAATACGCCTTCACTTAGTGCACCCTTGAGGTATGCCGCCGCAGTTGCATTGCCTTCTACATCCATGTTAGTACGGCTTACACTGGAATTATTTGGTGGCATACCAACTTCACGGCCTTCTTTGGGACCGCGACGTTTGGTTTGCATACCGTTATTGGTATCCAGTTCTTGCATGCGTTTGATAGCTTCTTCGCCCTTGTCCATTTCGTCCAAGATGTCGTTCAATTCATCCAAGCGAACTGTACTCTTGGTTGTTGGAGTAATCAAGACTTGGCTGGTAGGAACCTTCTTTATAAATCCTTCACGATGAATAACTTCTAAAACATTTCTACCATCGGCCATTGTTGTGCGGAACAAAACATCGGCAAAGTCTTTTGCATTTTGACCAACTGGTGACTCTAGTTGTTTCATGACTTCATCGTGTATCATGCGTGGTAATGTATCACTGTATAGCACCAGTGCCATATGATTCTCATTGGGCACCTTTCTCCATAGCAATACTAATTTTTTGCTGTTGTGTTTGCCGACGTGTTTTATCATTTTAATTTCCTTGTGAATCGCCTGCAGTTTCTGCAGGAGTTTGTGCAGGAGTGATAGCTCCGCTGGCTTGCAAAAAGCCGATTAGGCGTTCATAGACGCCGCCAATTTGAGTGAATTCTTCTACTTTAAAAGCACCACGTGAACTAGCAATTTGTATCACTTGAGTGGCAAGTAATATATCTGACAATTGTAGTTGTGCCTGGGGGGCTTGTGGTGCAACCTCGGGGGTTGGGGTAGTTGTTTCGTCTGCCATAATATCTCCGTAAAATATACATATATTTACGTCCTATAGCAAACCGGAAAAAATTTTTTTACCAGGAAGTATACCGGTTGATAGTGTCCAATTGCAGAGCAAAGTAGCTGGCTTCCCCAGGAAGTTCGAAAGCGGCACACTTGTGCATGCCCACTTTGCTGTTACTTTCGTGTACAAAATACGTGTCGCCGTAGTAAAATCTACCAGTTAGATTTTCATAGATCCAGTCGGTGACAGTTTTGTCTGTGACGGATACGTCAAATGTAAATCGGGTAAAATGCGGAGGGCAGTGATCTACTCTCCGCAGTCCAAACACACTTAAAGGATTCACCTCATTGTGTTTCAACACTTGCGTCTTCCTTTTTGTCGGTGACAATTGTAATCTTCATAGGGCCCGCTTGCGGATATTCCACTACAATCTTCTTTTCCAGTGCCGCTTCCGAGGGCAGCAAAAACGATTCCATTAAGCCAAAGTCTTTGCATACCACTGCAATTTCGCAGGCACGGTGCAAGTCGCCCAAACGCATTTCCAATTCCATAATGCGTTCACGTGCCGCGTCCAGATCTTCAGGAGCATTATGATATATAACAGCGGGTTCTTTTTTAACCCCGGTTACATCCTCTAACACATCCTTTAAGTCGGCATCAACAGAGTTGATCTCGTGAGTGTCTTTATTGAGCTTTTTGGCCATTGTCAGTCCTATCTGCTATGATGTTTACAACGATGATAATGCCGTACAAAGCAGCATTGGTATATTCGCCACGTGCCAGAGAATCCATTGCACTCATGAATACTATGCCAATGATAAAATAAAGTACTTTGGGGTTATCGTAACCAATTATGGTTTTAAATTTGTCTAGTGTCATTTTGTTTTTCCTTCGCTATGTAGCGTGAATGTGGATAAGTTTGTTGGAGCCATACGAGCAGGTCTGCATCGTATGGCAACTGGATCTCTCCAGTGTAGTTAGTTATATACATTACTTTTTCGCCTCTTCGTAATGTGCCCAAATCCCAAATTCAGGTTCAGCGTTGGGATTGCCTTTAATGATCCAAACTGTGTCTGCATAACTTTCAACTTCTTTTGGGTTCCAACCAAAGAAGCAATAGTCTGTGAACATAATAAGTTTCTTAGGCTCCATTCCATTCTCAATCAAGTAGTTCCAAACGCAATGTGGATCAGTACCACCACCACCTTGTGGATCGAAGCTAGTAATGTCCTCCATGTTTTCGTTTGTAAACAATTTGGTACCACCAACCGCAGTATCCCAGCCCATAACAAAGATATTGTACTCAGTGTATGAGTCCATAATACCTTTGATCTCTGAGAAGAAGATCTTTAAGTCTTCGGGTCCAATTGAACCAGATGTATCAATGCCAATAACTACGTCAATTGTTTCTCCAGGTTTTGCACTAGGCAGGATAGCATCCATGTGCCAGGATTTGCGTCCGGGACGTGCAAAGGTGTAGTCACTTTTGATAGTAGATTGGATTTGTTGCTCTAGTAATTCTTTCCATGAAATTTGTGGCTCTGTGAGATCTTTGATAAGACGTTTAACACCACCGGGCAAGTTGCCTGCACCTGCTGCCTGTGCGGCTTGCAGTACTGCATCTTTGATTTCGTCACGTATTTGTCGACGTTCTTCTTCAGTTAACTTGGGACGGCCTTTACCATCTCGGCCTTCGCCGTCGCCATTGCCCTCACCTTCGCCCTCACCATCACCATCCAAGTGCTCGTCTAACAACTTGTCAATGTACTGTTCAATTTCCATCTTGTCAGCATTTTTCATCAAGTCGTCATAGACTTCTTCCATGCTCCAGCCGGCATACTTTTGGTCATACAAGCCCACAGGAATCTTTTCACCAACACGTTGTTCTAGCAAATCTGCGTTGACGCAAAAGTCTGCGGCAATGTTGGCAATTTTACGATCACGTTCGCCATTACGTCCCATGTGGTCGTACACCACATGCAACACTTCGTGCCCAAACAAGAACTCCACTTGTTTGAGTGGCATCTTGTTAATGAATTCACTATTGTAGTAGAAGCGACGACCATCTGTTGCGGCAGTGCCACACCAGTCATCTGCATTAGTCAATGTCAACCGTGTAGCAAGGTTACCAAAGAACGGTGCCTTGAGCAAGAGTCCAATACGTGCAGTGACCAATTTATCTCGAGCACTTGCATCTACTCGGGGATCGGTAACTGTTTTAACTTTAGTTTTTTCTGCTAATGTTGTTTCTGACATTTGTATTCCTTGTTTCTTACTATATTCATATTATAGCATCTTTGTCATTATGAGTCAAATTAGGCCGCGAAAGTAGTTGATCGCACCATTGCTTGGCAATAAACATACTGTCCTGAATTTGGGCTTACTACACTGAGTCCACCAACAACCATATAGCCTGCTTTGATAGCCTCATTCACCATATCCATTAGCTCTTCTGTATTGAGTGCACGGATTACAACATAAGCTCTGCCATTTGCTGTAGTAGTCATTTGTTAACCTTTGGTGTAGTTTGATAAGAACTCTTTGCGGTGACGCTTACGGATGAGAACGGGATTGTATTCTTCGCTATCGCCTACGACTTCACCAATGGCTCGAATACAGGTT